CATCGAGTTATTTTTCACATCTCCGCGTATCGTCTGCTTCTCAACGGATTGTGAAAAATTGGAATGTCTTTTAAACGTGGAATTAAAAAACGATATCTCCGGGTTGCCCATGATGTACTCATCCTGGGCACCAATTGCTACTAATTGAACAATACCAGAAGACATGTTTATTACTACTTTAAAGGGAGAAAATTACAAGTTTGGTTTTCTACACACAAATCTAAAAACTAAAAAGTTGGCACCATCATCTGTGGAGTTTTTGATAGTGGTACCATTTTGATCTCTAATCGTAACACTGAGACGATCAATTCTTCGGATTGGATTCACATACTGACTAACAATTGGGTAGTTATCTTTAAAGCTGATAAGAGAGTTACCAGCTTCGTGAGTAGTACTATCTGTAACGATACTCGCGAAAGAACCTCTGAGCATACTCAGATGAGCCTGTCCAGTGAGAACATTAGAAGCTCTGTCGTTAAAGATAGTATCCAATTCTTCAACAGAAACATAGCAGTGTTCTGTGACAACGTTGGAGTGAATATGAGCGGCGAGGAGTCTAGCCTGAACTACATTTTTTAAGGGCTGCTGAAGGTGACAGGTAAAAGTATTAGCACTGTCTTGACCAATGGAATCAACAGTTATGACATGATATTCATAATCAAGATCTGGAATAGTTTGGGAAGAAGTAACCAAAGCCATTTATAATAGCTTAGATTAAAGATCCACCGATTCCATCCTCAATCTCATATCCCGCTTGCTCAGACACAAGTTTTTGAGCACCACATAGGCCACCTGGAGTAAGGCTCTTGGTATAAGGGCTACCAATGGCATTACCAGGAGCACACTCAACACGGTGATCAAGGTCAAAAAGGGAGTCTTCGTTAACAGTCTTGATGACGATTGGTTTAGGTTGATAGTTACTGGTAGTCTTGAAGATACCAAGTACAAAAATCACGGCAATTAGACTGAAAATAGCTACGAGAGCATTCCGGTTGGCACGATTGAGGGTATACATTTATAATGTACATATATTTTTTTAAAAATGCGTTAAAGGTTAATTAATAGTTTCCATATAGAGAGTAGATGGACGAAGAAATTGTCATTGATCGTGGAAGCACTAATGTTATGAAACTAGATGCCGATGAACAGGCCCTCATGGATGAAATTGAAATTTCTAGTTCTCGTCCTCAGCCCGTGCGTCGCCCTGTAACCAGCAGAGTCCCTCCTTCGCAACAGCCCCAGATGCAGCACCAAGAGTCTATGGATGCTTTTGTCAACCCAAACAAACAATCGGCTCCTACTCAGCCACAAGTGGATGAAGAAGTTGACTATGGTGAAGATGAACCAATGTTTTTTGATGATGCCGACGAAGGATCCGGACTTCAGAATGAAGAGGCACCCTCCAAGGGATACAATTCTGTAGATGAAGAGAAGAGTGATCTTCTTAATAAATTGGGTCGTCTCGAGAAAAAAGGATTTAATGTGAACAAGAGACTCAATGCTTATTCTAGTGTTGAGGATCTTCGCACCGAAGTTAAGAGAATTACCTATAGCATTGATGTTGAACAGTCTATTCGCTTCTCTCGTCGTATGTTAGTGGCTTGTGTGACTGGTTTGGAATTCCTCAATAAGCGCTACAATCCATTTGAAATTCAACTTGAGGGTTGGTCTGAGTCTATCATGGAGAATGTTGATGACTATGATAGTGTCTTTGAAGAGCTTTATGTAAAGTACCGATCCAAGGTCAACGTTGCTCCTGAGGTCAAGCTTATCATGATGCTTGGTGGTTCCGCTATGATGTTCCACCTCACAAACTCTATGTTCAAGAGCGCTCTCCCCAATATGAATGATGTTCTCAAGCAGAACCCAGACCTAGTAAAGAATATGATGTCCGCGGTTCAGAACACGAGCCGTTCCCCATCGGGTCCAGTTGACACCGCTCCTGTAGGTGGCACCGGACAATATGAGATGCAGGGTCCGGGCTTAGATATATCCAGTCTTATGGGTGGTATAATGATGCCACCACCTCCACCTATGAACACGACCATGTCTACCAGTAACTCTGCCCCACCACCTGAGCAGGATGATGATGATGTTTCTGACATTGTCTCTATTTCAGGAGAATCCACGGGTGGTGAGGTTAAACAGGTTTCGGTAGGTGATTCCAAACCAAAAAGAACCCGCCGAAAGAAGAAGACTGAAATTAATCTCTAACTAAAGTATAAATGATAGGTTACTGTCCCCTGGAGGAACTAGAACCTCCTACACGACGCGAACAGCCCGTCGTCACAAATAAGGCTGAGGTCAAGTCAGAAATTGGTCTAGAAGAAAGTGAGTGTAATTACGTCGTCATGGCTTTCATTGTCGGCGTTCTATTTTTAGCCGTCTCTGATTCCATCAGGGCATAATTTAAATTGATTCTACCTTTGGGTTTTCCCCGAATGGTAAAATTGATTAGTAGTCAAAAGCTGTAATCTCTGTCTGACCACCAAGACCATTGTCAAGATTGCCAGTAAGTGTAAGATCTCGTGTTATTTTTTCGAGTTTACCTCCACACGCAGTGGTTAATTCTACGAAAATGTCATACGCATAAACTCTAACATTCTCATCATTGTATGGTGTTAGAGACACACCTCTCTGGCCATACTGTACAACTGGATCCCAAGGAAAGCTATTAGTACCACCAAATAGTGTTAGTCCACCTTCTTCTATATCTAAAGATGGTTGGCTTTCGTCTCCATTACCACCCTGTAAATGAAGGACCATTGTATTTATATCACCAACTTCTGCAGCATCTGTTCTCCTCAGAATTGCAGTTACTATCGCATAAAACGACCCTTTACCAAACATTAATTGAATATCTTTAGCGTTACCCGATGTCACAGTGAAAGTCTTGGAATACGTTTTACGAGAAACCTCGTTGGAGCCTATGATACTACCACCACCGATTTCAAGATCTGTAGCAGCCGCTCGGCCACCCAAGTCTACAGAAATTTGCCCTAAATCAATGTTTCCACCTACTTCAAGTGCACCAGTGACTGAAAGAGCACTATTTACAAATGTGACAGGTTCATCTGGAGAAGATGGTTGAATATATACATTACCGGTTTTATCCGAATAAATATTAGAACTTCCACCAGTTGTTGTTAGCTCTATACTAGCGTTTGAAGTTATACTTTCTACCCTCATAACCGCTGTACCACCAAGAAGTGCATTTCTATGGTCAACAACATGTAATTGCCGAGCGGGTGAGGGTGTTCCTATACCAACGTTACTTGTGTTAACAAGGTTAAGACATGTTGTGATACCCCCTGTTTGGACGTTAGCTACACCCAAAGATAGTCCCGTTGTACTATTATCAACGTTACTGAATCCTGAAATGAAACCACCTTCACCATCGTTTGTACGTATTTGTATATTAACACTTTTGTCTTCGCCTATACTTTGAAGTTTCATAATATCTACATCACCAGGTGTTGTGTCATAAACGTGTATATTAGAGGTTGGAGATCGTGTACCTAAACCAAATCTCCCACTTTCATCAAACCGAGCAAACTCTGTATCAGTTAAACTGTCTACTTCGTGAACAAATGTAAGTGGACGTCGTGTAGCACCATCCAATACATTTCTGATAATGTTATAACCCAAGTCGCTGGTAGAAAATTCTAAACCAGATAACTTGAACGAACCACCGCCATCGAACTCAATATCACCGTTCACAACTAATCTAGTACCGGATTCTCTATTCTTGGCTGTATCTCTATTACCACCGATTACAACTATACCGGGATTTCCAAGATCTGTGATTGTGAGAGGTTTGTTGGTTTGACCATCCATAGTTGCGAGGATTTCGTTATCACCATAAAGAGTGTCACCAGAAGTATTATACGTTTGGAACACGTGTTCAGCTGCGATGTGTCTAATTCTATCTGGACCATCATCGGATGAACCACTATTATTACCCTTAAACAAAACCAATTCATTTCTAGCTTGATCTGTGGTATACCGCCTCTCAATAATACGTGTATTACTAAACTCATCCCCAGATAATCCACTAAATGTGAGTTCTTGACCAATCACGACATTACCGTTAACTTCTAACTTACCACGAGGTGCATCAGTGCCTATACCCACGTCACGTTGTGCACTACTTATGAAGAGAGCTGTTGCAGAGGGATCCAAAACTCTTCTGTAATTTTCCGTAATTCTGAAATCGTCGCTGTTAGTCACACCTGCAGACCATCCAGTGAGGGCTCCACCATCTTCAAGTATATAACTTGTAAATGCGTTACCCACATTTAATTTGGTTTCTACGGCTACGATAGCATCACCATCATCGTGGTTATGCAAGAGGATACCGTTTTCCCGTGGATCTGCAAAACCCGAACCTGTGACCTCAAGAAATGCCGAGGGTTGGGTACTACCAATTCCAACCTTTCCAGAACTTAGGAATGTCATGACATCGGCATCAGTTTGGTAGTTATCACTCGCTAAATAAAGATCAAGACGCGTTCTAGAAGTTCCATCCTCGGTCTCATGTTTTCCCAATTTGAATGATGCTCGTGCTCCGTGTTCTATACCGTCACCTTCACGGGTCAGGTCTAATACACGACCCATATCAGTTGTACTTACGATCGGGTGTGTGTTGGTGATTACCATCGGTGTTTCTTGGTGAACATATGTACCACGTCTTGTAACTTGATCATTTATTAATACACTACCACCCGACGTATGAAGTCTTCCAATGGGATTTGTAACATTTATACCTACATTACTCGATTCCAATAGGACGAGTTTGGGTGTACCCATATTGGGTGTGGTACTCGTGTAAAAATTTAAACCTTTACCACTTCCAACAATATTCTGAACTTTGTTTTCACCGACGATGGGATCTGAAAATATTTGCATAGATGTGTTTGCAGTTGTTCCCCATGTGTTTCCAAGCATTAACACGTTACTACCTTGTGTGTGAACGTTGCCACACACAGTAAGTTTTTGTGTTGGATTTGTGTGATTAATACCGATATTACCCGATGATGAAATTCTCATTTGTTCCCGGTTTTTCGTTTTAAACCTAATGTTTTGATGGGTGTTAGAAGTACTCGCACCATATATATCTATAGAGCTCACATTTGAAGATGTTGGTCCGGATTTGAGGATAAGTGGATTTACAAGACTATCACCACCATATCTGTCAGCGTGAACCGTTATATTGGAAGTTGAACTAATAGATTGTGTAATTAAGTTTGTTGTCATAGTGTTACCAAAAATTGTGAGAGTGTTTGCAGCTGTTAGGTTAGCATATATCTTTGTACCTATTGACAGGGTGTCCTTGGGAGCTAAATTAGATATACCAGAGGGTGCCGTACCAGATGTGCGTAAAGCATTCATCTGTACATTACTGTTTATCACCACAGGTGCTTCTTCACCGGGTAACATAGTAAGAAGATTTCCAACCGAAATACCACCACTTCCTACTTTTAGCTTTTGTGTATATGTATTTCCATGTACTTCCAAAACATTAGATCCTGTATCTTCAACGAAAAGGTTAGATCCTACACATAAATTGTGAACAGGGTACGTATTTGCAACTCCAACATTATTGGATGTATAGATGTCACCAAATACGTGAAGATTTGTAGATAAAGAATCATCAACAGTGAATGTTGAATCTAATGGACCACCAATTGTTTGGAACAAAGCCATTTCTCTCCCTCTATCACCAATTCTAAAACCAAGTGCAACATTTGATTCGTCTTGGTCGTGTGTAAAAAGAAGCGTTGGATCATTCGTGCCATCATTACCTTGACCGAAAGTGATAGTTGTATCAGCAACAACTAAATTTATGATACGTTCATATGTCGCGGTTTCCTTTACATAAAGATTACCATACATCCGGGTGTTACCGTATACATACATACCACCATCAATGGTAACATTACCTGTGAGGACAGCTACATTGTTTGGATACTCACCACTACCATAACCTGTATCAGATATGATTACATTTGAACCAACACTCAGATTTGACGTTTTCATACCACCATCCACAGTGATGATATTGGATGCAAGTCCATCAATTACGAGATTAGAACCAAATGTGAGTTTATCATTAATAATAACATTTGTCGCAACGAGGTTACCGTTAACTGTCATAAGATCACGACCAGACAAATCTACAATTACCTTTTTGGATTCACCATCATTAATTTGAAATGCGTTTGTTGGAGTTTTAGTACCCACAGCCAACTGGTTTTCTACGTAAAAACGTTGTGCGTTACCTTGCGCCTGAAGATTAAAAACAATAGAATCATCTTTATCTATGAAAAGTTTGTTACCAACGGAGAATTGCTTTATCGGTGTGTTATTCGCTAAAGATAAACGACCTTTAATACCATCTGAAACAACGAGTTTAATCTCGTTTGCTTCAATCTCTCTGGTTAGAATACTGTTAACTCCTGTGAGAGTCTCAGATTCAACGGGTTCTGCTTCTAGACTTGCAACATAAATCTGTTCGAACCTAGCTGTTCTACCCATCTATACTTTAGTTTCCGAATAAAATTCCAGCCAAACCATCTTTGATCCTGAGAACGTTATAATTCACAGCGAATACATATATTTCGGTTTGGTCTGCTCTAAGTACACCTTTCTCCACACCACGTAATATAAGTTTGGCGTTATCGAGTCTACTGAAATTGCAGCTACCAGAGGGGTTGTAGTCTGATGCATTTAGACCAAAGTGATATGCAAAGTAACGAGTATACATAAGGTCTTCTGTATCAACCCTAAAATCGGATACACCGTATTTAGACTTGTAATAATTTTGTATGGTATGAAAATAAGTTGGTGACATATTTTCTAGTAGAGGTGTTCCATTTATTTGTATGTCAGCGTTTTTGAAAGTAAAACGATCATTCGTAGGATCAATATTAGTTGCACTATATCCAAAAAATATAGATTTAACTGGATGATTGAAGTATGATATATCAAAGTCATTGTATCCACCAGATTCTATTTGATTATTGAAAACGTTAGATACTGCATAATCAATTTTTTGTGTCTGTGTGATAACAAAATCCATCTGTCTCTTCACCATAGATTCTCGTTCATCTTTGTCTAAATATACGTAATTTGCATAGACATTGATACGTTTTTGTGAATCATTATAACCAGACAGACTACTTTGATCAAAATTAATTTTAACTTCAACCTGATGATGTGCAAGTGACACTAGTGGTAGAAATGCTCCATGATCACAGAAGAAAAAATGGAGGGGTTGAAAATTTCTATGAGAAATACTTGTCTTGTTTGTCAATTCTTGAGACTTTGTCCACGAATCTGCGAGATAATTGGGCCAGATATCGGCGAAATAATCATAATGTTGAGAATCTATTTTCTGACCCCCTATATAGAGATCAATAGTAGAGTTATAAAGAAGATTCGAAGAAACGTTGGAGTTCTTTTCAAAGCCTTCAAACCATAAACAGTTTACAAGATCTCCTAAAACTGGAACAGTGAAAACCGGATCTTTATCTGTGACGGTTTTTATAAACTTTGGGGCTTGTGAAAAATTTGTATGCCTCGTAAACTTCATACGAAAAAAGGAATGTCCCTCGTCACTATTAAGATAAACATCTTGAACACCTCTAGATACGAGCTGAATTAATGCACCAGACATTTAATAGTTGTTCAGATTATAAAAATAGGCACTTTCCCTGAGGGAAGTCATCCTTTTTTCCCTGATCTGGTTTACCGTGAATCTTAAAACCACCTTGGCGGTAGATCTTCATTCTCTTATAGTACATAGCTGTAAAGAGAGACCATGGATCGTGAATGTCATAGATGTGGGGGTTATTTTTCTTACCTTTTGTTTCTCTCATTATACGACCGATACTTTGAGTAATATCCGATTTTGGAGAAGCTAGAATGACTGTATCTAGAGTTGGGATGTCTAGACCCTCGTGTGCTTGTGAGAACGTCGCAAATATGATCTTCTTCTTTGAAGAAGCCTGGAGGTCAGCCTCCTTCATACCACCCATGTAGAGACCCGAAGTCTTTGGGAAACATTGATGAAGCATTTCACAATGCTGTCTACGGTCACTTAGAACTAGAAGTTGTCTGGTACCCGCTGAAGACTTTTTCACAAGTTCTACTAGCATTTGATTCCTCTTCCTATCTTCAACAACTTCTGTGATCATATTGGGCATTGAAACCTTTCCATTTCTCATTGAGGGTGGTGGGTTTCTGTAATTGAACGACTCGTATGTAATTGGGAATACCTCAACTTGCTCCTGATTTTTTCTCTCAACCGCAAAGAATGTGGGTCCCATAAACCAATGAAGTACTTTCGTCAATCCATCTTTTCTTTCTGGGGTTGCTGATAGACCATAAATATGCCTGGGGCACATTTTAAATAGAGATTGAGAAAACACCTTTGCACAAATGTGATGAGCTTCATCTACGATTAAAGTTCCTATAGAATCAAAATCACTGAATGAATACTCCTTAAGGGATAGAGATTGGAGCATAGCAATCACGAAGTCACAATTAACTTCTTTCTTATCCTGTTGGACGATTCCAATAGTTGCACCTGGACAAAACTGTTGGATACGTTCTCTCCATTGGTCTGCGAGGAACTGTTTATGAACAACAATCATTGTACGATACCCCAACTTACAGGCTATGGCCAGGGATACCGTCGTTTTGCCATACCCACATGGCAGAGACAGGACACCATGGCCTGCTTCAATTGCTGCTGCCAATGCTTCATTCTGATGGGTTGCATCTCTGAGTTGACCGACAAATTCGGCATTTGATTTAGCCGGTTCAGGTCTTCGGTCTTCCTTTGGGTTTCCAACCTTAGAAGTTCCGTAGAATCTTGGAACGCAGACTCCATTCTTAGTTGTTCTGAAAACCCTGAAAGGCGGTGGAGGAAATCCATAATCCCCATTGACCTGTGGTCTTACCGTAAGATCCCTTTTAATTTCCGGGATTGGTCCTTCGTTTACCAGATACCCGGTTCTTGTCAACATTTACTATATTAAAGATTAGTAACTTTATATCAATAGAATGACTACTGACAACACTCCAGTATTCGTTTCAGAAAATATTCAAAGAATTGAAGACACTATTAAACAATATCAAGACAACATCGAAAACACGGAGAAACATATTGAGGGAATTCGGGAAGTTATTAACAATGAAAAAAATGAAATTCTTCGTTTAGAAGGTTGTCTACTTACATTCAAGGGTTTTCGTGATGCTGGAATTGAAAATATTATAACGACGGAAGAACTAGAAAAATTGCGAAAGGGTGTAGAAGATACTCACAATGAGAGGGTAAAATTCCTTAAGAAGCGTGAACATAAAATTAATGAAGATATGCGTAAACTTGAGCGTTACGAATCAGAAATGCGCGAGCGTCAGCAGACGGAAGGTACGTGTGAGCAGACGGAAGGTACGTGTGAGCAGACGGAAGGTACGTGTGAGCAGACGGAAGGTACGTGTGAGCAGACGGAAGAGCCAACGACTAAGGAATGGATTAGTGCTTCGTGTCACATGATTTAATTACCCACGAAAATCCACTGTAATTACCAATATTCCAAACACCTTTAAAATCTATTTCAACCTTAATTTCATCATCTTTTATAAGAGATTGGATAGGTCTCCCTTTGACCTCACACATCACTCTCCTATAACGGAATGGAACTTTCACGGTGAGAATCATACCATCTAATGGGTCGTCCAAATGTTGATTTTTTACCATCCATGCTTTATTGAGTTGCACACGCTTTACGATGTCAGTACAATTTTCAGGAATGACCAAACGAATGTATTTCTTATCGTTGTGGTCATACATGGGTGTGTGTACTTTTGCTAGAAACTTCATAGGTTTCTGTTACGATATATGAGAATTAAAACTATAAGCACTAAAAGTGTCATTGACACAACTTGTGTCAGGAGGAGGGGATTCAAAGGTTCCCTAGTTCCGAAGCATTTGTGACTGAGGGACCTAGACACCTCCACAGCCGCCTCAATACTAGAATAAGGTGTATTTCTAGGAGACATCATACCACACATCGCGACGTTGGGGCACTTTCCGAAGAATGGGAGTTGTCCATGGAGGCTTAGGACCCCCGAGGATTGGGAGAATTGCCAACGCTCACCACCCCAGTTCGCACCCCACCCAAACCTCATCTCTCTAGGTAAAGGTACGTCAAGTTCACCGAGTATGAGGGTCCTCAATTCTTCTGGTGGTGTTATGAGAATGTCTTCGGTGAGGTCACAAATGACACATGAAATTGTCTTATCATCTGAAAGAACGACTGGTTGGAGGTTTAATTTTGTTGTCGCGGCAATTTCCAAATCATCCTTAAGTTCTATGGGTTCATCAAAATCTAACAAAAGATTTATACAACCGTATGTACTCTCACGAACCTTCTTTTCAGCCTCGGGACCCCAGTTGTCCCCCAAAAGTTTTAGGGCTGGACTGTTGTCCAAACATAAAAATAACATTCCATCACCAATTGTAGTTCTATCGGAGAATTCGGCTGTGTATCCATCATCCATGTACTCAACACCTGTCAACTCCTTTTCAAACTCAAACTCCACCCCAACATCTTCTAAAGCTTTCTGCATCGCGTCACACATTACTTTACCAGAGACTCTCTGTGTATACTGCCTGGAAAGAGCCACATGATCAAAACTCTTGACAAACTCCCAAGCAGACATGACATCCCAAGTGACACCATCCATGATGAGGGGGAGATGCTCTAATAGGCGCTGCCCACCCCCACTCAGTGGTCCGAGGGCTTCTTTGAGGGAGACACCCCTGTACTTTTGGGGTTTGGTGAGTACCCTAGCAGATAGAGATGTCAAGGCCCCGTAGTCTTTTAGGGACAACGAACGAAACAAGAATCCGTAGATATCTTTTTGGACTGGTTCAAATATATCGTTCCATTTGATACCCATTTCCCCAAAAAGACTTTGGGTATTGACAAACGCTTTGTCAAATACTATACGATGTGCATGAAGATCCCTAACATCTTCGGTGGGCTCCCACCATGATCCACCCGCTGAAGACTTCCTATCATAGATTGTAATATCGTGGTCACCTGACCTGAGTATTTCCCAGGCGAGGGACATCCCGGTTGGGCCAGCTCCAACTATATGAACTTTCATTCTACTTTTAGCCGATATATAATTTTTCGTGGGTGAACGTGTAAAAGACTAGGAGGGCTAAGGTTAACCATAATTGCGTATTCATGAAGTTCATACCTCTGTAAATGACAAACAGGACTAGGAAGAGATGCATGGGGATCGTCTCCCTTCCATACTTGAGGTAAAACCCAGCTGTCGCTGCACCAGTCATGATGAGGGCACCCATAAAACTTGTCATACTTGGTTTGTAAAGAAACCATGAGACAAAGAGAAGTGCTACATAGGAAATGAAGAATGACCTCCTTCCAAACTCTGACAGACTTTCAACGATTCTAAGTTTTTCACCTTTTACGAGTCGTGTTTCCCAATGTGGGCCTAAGATGAGATAAGACAAATACAAAATTATGAAGGTTTTCCACATTTAAAATACACTTAGATCATTTTTCGCATCGCATTTGGAACCATTTGTTTGACGACAGTTGGACTAGCCTCAGAGAGGAGTTCGAGAACGCCCAAAATGAGAACAGATTGCTGAACCATGACTACCATCTTAGCCATAGGGCTAATGGGGTAGATGTCACCAAAACCAACTGTGGACTGAACGGTGAAGGCAAAGTAGAGATGATCCAAGAAGCTGGATTCCTTATCTAATCCATTAAATTGTTCACCACCCACCTTGGAGATGGTAAAGTACATGAGTGTAAAAAGTAGAATAGCCACAAAATTGAGACTCAGAGTTTTCGTAAGTGCCATTTATAGTGTGGAAATATTTTAAATAAAACCCTGTGTCTTCCGCTCCTCTGGTGTTTTGATGATATACATTACAGTGAGGAACAATGTGGTTGATATGAGGGCGTACTCAATATCTTGGGTCGCACTGAACGCGATAGCCATGAGAGACGCAAACTTGAATATTTTGTTGTCAAATAAGGCTCTGAGATTTTCAGGGATTTTGATGGCATTACCAGAGAACAGACCCTGATACAAAATGATTAGGGTAAAGAGGATTGGTTGACTCTTGATAGTCTTCTCAGTTTGATTACTCAAGGGACCTAGAAAACTTGAAAGCTTTTTCATTAAAGTAAGTTAAGATAAAAAATAAAAAGTAAGCGTAAGGTAGGATGTTATGTATAGCACAACATAGCCCGGTTGTACCAGTCAATCGTAAAGTAAAAACATGGAAGTTTGCCGCCAAATTTTTATGGAAAAACTCCACTGTACAAAATAAATCTGAACTTGGTAGATGGACAAGAGAGGAACTTCTCGAACTCGGTCCAACGTTTGTAAAATTAGGTCAAATCGCTTCCACGAGAGCGGATCTCTACCCACCTGAATTTACAAGGGAGTTGGAATCACTTCAGGATAATGTTCCTCCCGTGGAATTCGATACCATTGTAGATTATGATATTTTTAAAGAATTTGACCCTGTACCATTTAAATCCGCGAGTATTGGCCAAGTCCATATGGCCGTACTTCATAACGGTCAAAAAGTTGTTGTAAAATTAAAACGTCCAGGAATCCTGGATATCATGAAGGAGGATACAGATAATATTCGGGAAATTGTACATTTGTTGGAACGAGTTGGTATTGATACAGGGAACAGTTCTGGTTCAGTTCTCAATGAGTCTATAGAGTACCTCTTAGGGGAAGCAGATTACAAACAGGAAATTGATAATGCTATAAAGTTCCGGAAAAGTATGAAAGATGTTGAATGGGTAAAAGTCCCGAGAGTCTACAAGAAGTATTCCAATGATGAGATGATCGTCATGGAATATGTACCCTCCACCAAATTGACTGAAATCACTGACAAGAGGGTGAACAAGAAGAAGATATGCGAAGCCCTAATTAACTCATATGTTATTCAGACTATGGATAATGGCCTCTTCCATGCCGACCCACACCCTGGTAACCTGGGATTCTCATCCAAGGGGAAACTTGTATTTTATGATTTTGGTCTGCTCGTACCCCTCTCTGAAGAACTTAGGGATGGGTTCACAAAACTATTTGGATTTATAATCATGCGGGATACAGCTGGTATAGTTGACACCCTGGTCAAACTAGGTGTGATCGTTCCAACGTCTTCAGATGTCTCAGATATAGAACTCTTCTTTGAAACTATATTGGGATACCTGGAAACCCTAGATGGTTCCGGAATTGTGAATGATGACCTAGCGGCACAACTCGCCGTGGAAAAACCATTCGTCGTACCCAGTAGTTTCGTGTACCTTGCCAAAGCCTTTTCCACCATAGAGGGTATATGTCTCAAATTAGATCCAGACTTTAACTATTTCACATACTTGGAACCCCTCATCCAACAGCAGATAATTGAATCCGTTGATATTGGTGATATATTCATGAAGACGACAGAAATACCGGGAACAGTCAGCAAGATAAATACAGCCGTGTCGGGTCTTCAAAAATCTAGGGGATCCATGAAACGTACGATGGTCAAAACACAACAAGAAATAAGGCTCGTCCAGTACAGTGTAGTATGCGCTCTACTGGCTGAGAAATTTGGGGATAACCCACCCCTGGCTATGTTTTTTGTTTTTTGTACCCTATGGCTTACTTTTCGTAAAAGTCAATAGACTTTTTACCACTCTTCTTAGGTTTATCATCCTTCTTGATCAACTTATTATGTTCCTCGAAGTATCCCTTCAAACGACTCTGTTCATCGCGGATAATATCAGAGAACTTCTCTTTGATCTTACCCACGTCAGTGTCACGTTCCTTTTGAATCTTCTTACTCAACTTCTTGAATCCCCTGTTCTTCTTTTCGGCAGCGAAGACAGTGAGAGTGTTTGTAATGACAAGCATTTTACTTTGTATTGTAATGACATTTAATTTTTAAGTTTCTTCATTCTCGCTACGGCGCGAGGACGACGCACAGCCTCCATTTCTGCCACCGCCATATCGTTGTAGCTCAGTGCTGGTACCGTTTTAATTTCCTGTTTGGGTTGTTCAACTAAATGAACGAAACCCAACTTACGAGCAGTTACTGGACGTCTCATAATTTCCAGATCAAGTAGAGTTTTCATAGTGCACATCGGGATGATGGTAGTCATTATATTAAGGTACCTGTTCTGGACATTTTATTTTTAAGCGCTTTAATTTTTCTTCAAATTCCCTATTCTCACCTAGACTCTCGATGGGTTTACCCTCGGCGATTGCCTCAATCTCCGGACCTGTCAACTGCATCGCGTTCACTCTAAAGTCCTGGAATGCCTCCATGGATAGAGGTACTAGGGGTTGAATCAATTCATAGATAGCCATGGCATAGTCTCTAATCTCCTTCTGTGCGTGATGATCCATTCTCAGTTGGAGGAAATGCATGAGGTTATGGAGGTCCATCTTCCATACAAATGAGGTATAAGTGGATTGGGGTAGAACACCTCGCGCCTGTTCCCTACACACACCCTTCTCGAGTAACTGCTCGTACAATTTAAACGCGTGTTTGTACTGTTCGGAAAGAGCTTGGTTCAATTCATCTTCGAGTTCCACAACACCCTCGGATCCCTGGTGATTTACGACAGACTGTCCACGAAGGACTTCTGGTTCGTAATACTCTTCATCAACGATGGAATAACGAGCAGACATCTCATTCACCGAGGCTGTTCGGTGCCTCAACCATTGCCGAGCGATGTATAGAGGTGCCTTGATACGAAACTTGAAAACCACTAATTCTAGGGGTGAAGTATGCCAATTGCGGACAAGGTAACGAATAAGACCTCGGTCACCGCGAGTGGTCTTGGTACCCGTTTGGTAACTCACACGGGCACCATCAACAATAGCCTTATCTAGATTCTCTCTAGGCATATGGTCTACAAGTTCAACAAATCCATGATCCAACACTTTCTTCATTATAACAATCTATCCGTTCTAATCTTTAATAATCACAACTCTCATCGAATGGTACTTCTCCACAAAAATCGTACAACTCATAAAGTTTCTCTTGTGTCTTTTCAATTTCAATAGTAGTATCATTCATGGCATCAATGGCGTTATCTATGAGATCCAAAAATGTATCGAGTTCATCAATTGCTACACGATGATGTTTCCTATTCGTTTTTGAAGAATACGCTGCAGCCCTAAGACGCTTATTACTCTTGATAATCTTGTCAATATTGGGTTTGTTGGTAGCGGTGGACATTCTGATAGTGAGACTCATTGTATATACTGTACGCACTTCAAATCCTTAATTAATTTAAAGACTATATACATATTTTAAATAGATGAAAGAACATAACGATTTCGTTTTAGAACTGCCAAATTTCGTACCAGAAACATTGTGTAAAACTATAATTGAAAAATTTGAAAATTCATCCCTTACTCCTCTAAGGGGGGTGGTTCAATACAATGGTAAAACAATGGTTATTCCAGAATTAAAAAATTCTATGGAATTATGTACATGTTGTGAACCTACTATGAAAAGCGAAAATGAAGAAATTATAAAATATATCAAAGATGCATACAAACAATATATGATTCGTTTATATAGTGAAAACATACACGATCAACCATTTCATGTGTTTGAATCATATCTTGACTCAACGCCATTGCATAAGTATATACCAACGATTCAAAGGCAACCCAGAGGTGGTAAATATGCTTGGCATTTTGATGGAGGAGATGTTGGACAGTTTGCTACACTAATGATTTATCTGAATACGTTAGAACATGAAGAAGGTGGTTGTACTGAATTCTATGGTGGTAGAAAAGTTAGACCGGAATGTGGTAAAGTTTTAATATGGCCAGCCACATGGGCATATCCTCATTGTGGAAATGAGGTTAAGGCCGAGTATAAGTATGCGATAGTTGTAGGGTTACAGATGAGTTTGTAGCCTAGATCTTAAATCTTCTATGTCTTTGAAATATCTCTTAAGATCCTTCATAAACCTCTTATTGTTTTCTAGAACTTCACACTCAGGTTTATTAAGATAAATCCACGCTAAATTTGACTTCGAATACTTTGTTCTCTTTTGGTTTTCGTTTGGGCGCCTTGGTATCAGCTTTGTAGTTTTCTTGACTTTCTTTGTGGTTTTGACATCCACCCTATTAACAAAGGATAGGGCCTGCATCACAGTGTCTGCTAGGTCATCCTTCTTTTTTGATTTGAGAAACGTATCTAACCAGTGTGCGTTGGTCGTCCCACCCCTAATAAATTCTTCGCACCTCTCTATGGAAACCTTTTTTCTTTTATTGTATTGCGCTTTACCCGGGCCAGCAACATCTGGAATCTTATGACGTGCATCATAAATGATTGTCTCTGCTTGAGGACATTTAATAATGAAATATGCGTGGAGAAAGTGCATCACAGATACCATCTTCTTGTTACGATCGGGTTGTTTTTCAATGAGGATTGTCTTAGCCCCAAGTACCCAAGGTCTCTCATCTAAGTGTTTTCTAAGAGACACATAAACACCATCTTCATGTTCAGGTGGAACACCCGAAACATCCCATTCTCTCACGAGATTGTCGTGATCTTCATCAAGTAAGCACATCGCCAAATTCCTTATACCAACATCAATACTTAGAATCATTAGATAGATCTTTAAATATACCTTTAAGTTAATGAAGTGCATCGCGCATCGTGGATATTCCCTAAAATACAAAGATAATAGCATTGAAGCTATAAGAGAAGCACTTCATAGGGAATACGATGGCGTTGAGATTGATGTACAACTTTGTGAGACTGGGGAGCTCGTTCTGTTTCATGATGTATACATTATGGGTAAGTTCATTTCCGATATGTCTTTGGAACATGTAAGAGAATTAGGGATATGTACACTTCAGGATGTGTATGACCATATACCAGAACTAAGAAGAACACTTCTACTTCTAGACATAAAAGGTCGGGACTTGGGGATTGTCAAAGCTCTAGAAAAATTTTATGAGAAGGAGTCAACCGAAAATGTATTTTTTTGTAGTTTCAATCGTAAGATTATTTACAGTTTACCACAAGAATTCAAAATAGGTTCAACTTTTGAGACAACTTTTCACACAAGTGAATATCCTCTAATCGCTATGGGTCTCAACGCAGTTATACTCCATTGGACATGTTTAGACAGTGATTTCATAACCCACTGTAAATCACATGACATTAAGGTTTATACGTATACACATAAAGAAGACGAAGAGTTGGAATATATGTATAGGTATGGTGTTGATGGAATTATTACAAATGGATTTTAAAAGCGACGAGCAGCGGCCCCACTCATGTTGGTCATACCCTTTTGTCCAGCTGGGGACAGGGCCATAACCATGACGAGTACGATAATCATGCAGCAGCACACCACAGAGGCAATCATCGCGTACTTCATAGGACCAGTGAGACCCTCAAAAAAGGTACCAATAATATCCGCGATACCCTTGTTCTCAGTCTTTGCAGCTGCATCCGCGGCAGCATCGAGTTGATTTAAGATATCACTAGACGCTATGGCATCTACAAGATTGTTAGTCACCATCGTGGCAACAACTTGTGCTGTGATATCTTGGCTATAGTTAATTGAACCACCTAGGCTGCAATCGTAACCGTCAACAATATAATCACCATCTTGAATACTCACCTGTTCCGCTAGAGCCGCGTTGATATTTTGAACATCTATGACATTTTCAACAATATTTGTAACTGCCAAGTTAAGTTCTTGATTAATGTTCTGTTTGTCACCAAATTGAAAGTTACCCGCTTCTGTAACTTTGTCAACTTGGGCCTGTACCGCCGCTGTCATTTCATTGGTAATAGCATTTCTAATCGCAGTTTCCTGTGTATTATTAAGTTCAGAACTCGCACTTGCTGTTGCGTCAATGGTCTGTGTAACAGTGGTGTCGCAATACTTTACATTTCTCAAAGTAAGCTTCATTGTCTGAATATTAGCTTGAGACGCTAGAGATTCGGATTTATTTGTTGTAGTCTGTTCAAAAATACTTTGATTCATGGCCGAGATGTTGAAGGCTTGGTTGATTCGTTGATCACCACCTCCTCCCATGATTTATTAAATTGTACTGAGAAAATAATGTTACCAAAATGTATAATGAAACTTAACTTCAAAAAGATAAAACTTAACCAGGTTGTCCTAGTTATGGCTATCGTCGTCGTCGTGGGCTGGTTACTCATGCGTTCCAGGCGAGTTGAAAATATGGAGGGTGATCCCGCGAATGCTTCAGACGTTGTCCTCTACGTTGAGAACCGTGATGAACCCAATCCATTTGTTGTCTATGGTATGGCTAAGAAGATGACGGACGATGACAGCAAACTCGAGAAAATCTTGGAACTTGCGACTGAAGGTAAAAAGGCTGAACTTTTGGAACTCCTAAAGACCCTGTAAATTTTTGTGTATACGTTTTTATTAAAGTTGACCCCAATGTTTAATAAAATCTCAGTAGATAGTAGATTTAGAAATCATGGGTTTTAGTTTAAGGAGTTTACTACCACGAAAAGAGCATTTTTCTTTTGGAGATGTTGTTAATGTTGTCACTGGTGGTGCTGTACCTGCTAGAGACGTTAATAATGTCATTTCGTACACACCTATTGGTATGATAATGGATGCGGCTACAGGTAACAGTAATCCAGTCACTGGTTTCGTTGAAGGTCTAATTAATCCATCACAGCCAGCACCACCAGTACCTGAGACACCACCAGCATGTAACACTTATTATGTAACTCCAACTGAACAGAAATTGAGGTCGTTCGATCCGGATCAGGCAGGTTCTCGTTGTAATAATACATTAACTATATGGCTAGAGACACAGAGAGAACTATTTTGTTCGGATGTCGCTAATTTTTCTAAAAATCCAGGTGGTGGTACATGTAAGGAAAGAAACGAGGGTCAGGCTATTGCGAGAGATTATTGTAGTGTAGGTAATAGAATACAGTCGGCGTATTGTACAGAAGAATATCTAGGACCTCAAGTATACCCCGAACTTGCAGCGGCATACTGCCAAACTGATGATGGTAAAGCTGATCAATGGTGTACATGTTACAATGTAGTAAACGGTGTGTGTGACAGTGACCCCAACGCTGCAGGGTGTGCAGCAAAAGCTGAACACTACGATCCTCTTGTCGCTGCGACACCCGATGGCTTTAAATCTGAATGGGTCGGCCGTGAATCCTGTTACGGTCTGGTGTGTCAACAGGAAGGAAATATTTCTAAATGGATTCCGGAAGACCCCACTCGTGATGCGCGCTGTTCAGCATCCATAAACATTTGTGGAATGCCAGAAATCAACGCTGAAAACCTGGTTCAATCTGATATTATAACGTCATGTAATATAAATGGTGTAGAATATGATGCGGATGGTAACCCAATTGAAAAGAAAGATGAGGGTGAGGGTTTCATGAAATTCATACCAACATCTACAGATGATCTTAGCGATCCAACTAAGATGGTTAGTGTGGGTGTATCATCTGTTTCATCGTGTATGTGTTTACTATTACTAGTTTTAGTAGCGAGTTAAATAAAATCTCAATGTTTAATAGATAATCATGGCTCTTCTTGTTGGTGCTGGCGCGGCTGCTGCCTGTGGTTTAGGTCTAGTTGACTGCACAAGGGAAACGAGTTATCCCACGATTGAGATTGACCAGTGTGAAGAAATGGATAATCAACTAAAAGAAGAATATGGAGATGATTATCTGACAAACCGTGAAAATATGCCAATCACAGGGATGGCACTCCAGTACATTAAAAGTACAGGGTGTGAATCAACTTTTGGATATGAAACACTCGCTGATGAGTTTTGTGAATCTTTAGAGAATTACAATACTCAAATTGGTGGTGGTGAGACGTGTGGTACAACCAGGGATCCAACAAACACATTAAGATCACGATGGTGTCTCAATGAAGAGGGTCCAGACGCGTCAACAAGCAATGGAATTACTATAGGTCCAGATGCACAAAATCGTTTGAAAGCTGATGGTAAATGTTCTAAAGAAAACCTTTCAAATAAATACGACAGTACTTGGGTCAAGTATTGTAAGGCAAAACCAGAGGATCTGGATTGTACCTGTTACAACATGAAGAATATGGTGTGTGATCAGCACCCTAACGCAGCTGGGTGTACCTATTATGATATATTAGAATCAAACAAGAACGCTTTTACTACATTGGAAGAGAGAAATGAGCTTAGAGCTGCGGCTCTTGCTGCGGGTAAAGATCAAGATGAAATAGAAGATCCTGCGTCATACAATATTCTAAAAACTAAGGGTCATTGTAGACCTAGGTCGTGTGATAGTGGTTATATTCCACCGGATGTTAAAAGTGACTGTGCATCCACGTATCCGATATGTGGTAAAGACATAGATATACGAACACACACAAATAATCAACTTGCTGTCAAGTGTAATTATGACCCAGATAGAGAAAGAACTTTTCCAGATTGGTGGGATGAAGAGCGAGATACGAGTTTTATGGATTTAGAGAGACAACCTCCGTTTGATACATTTCCATTAAATATACTTCCTATCACCCGCTTTCCAAAGAAATTTAATTGGAAAGACCAGGATGTTAGGTATCTTACTTACCTATCAACCAGTCTATCATCGTGTATATGTACAATCATAATTGTTGTAATGTTAAGCTTAAAGAAGTAATAAATCTTTAGTTTATGTGGTGTTGGTGGTGTTGTCATTCTTTCGAGGGAACACCTCTAAGTATGCCTTATAAATATGATGAACGTAGAAATAAATTTTACACAGCTGGCAACTACTGTTCATGGAGTTGTGTAAAGTCCCATGCGATAGATAAATATGGATGTACTAAGGGTGGTCTCGTGTGTGGAAATATCTTAGTGATGCGTAAGAAAATGTACAATCATTTTGGACATGTTAAACCTGCACCGAACAGGTATAAACTTAATGAGTTTGGTGGTGATATGACAATAGAGGAGTTTAGGAAAAATCAAACAAGTGATTTGGGGGAACCTAATAAGATTGAAACCTCTTCGGTTATAAGTAACGTAGTACCCATTATTTCAGACACAAAAAGAATGAATGAAATAAAGAATGCATCTTCATCTAACAACGCGCTAAAACTAAAAAGAACTAAACCACTAAAACGAACTCATAATAATCTGGAATCAGCTTTGGGTCTCATCATCACTCCCAAAACCTAGATTTCTTTTCTGTTTAGCCGTTGGTAATGAAGGTGGTAATTTTTCACTTTTTTTACTATGCACCCACTGAGTCCCATCATGTGCCGACCAGCATATATCATACCTCTCTATCATTTTCCTGCATAAAACACATGGTAATGATATAGCGTCTCCGTGTACATTTTTTCTAAAAATAACTAAATGACCATATTTTCGGTGTAACCATTCTGTAAATTGGTGGGGTTTATAACCCTTTTTTAAACATTCGCGGTAAAGACGACGAATGAGTTGCCTCTCTGCACACATATGATTATTACTTACAACTTCTGGACCTCTAGTCATACAACTACTGACGGTACAATACTTCATACCGGGCAGTTGTTACACGTAGGTCCTGGAAATACAAAGGCACAATTTTTACACTCGTTGAGTACACTTAGGTTCTTCTTTTTCGGAACCAACCCTTTTGAAAAACGATCAAGTTCTCTTACGGTATATATTCCGTACTGTATCATAACCTCCAAAGGAGGAAACTTCATACTATATCATAGACAATTCAAATCCTTAATTTGGTTTCATACAGCACGAAAATATATCACGGACGGCCTTATTAGCTTTAAGCATACCAGCAAACCCGTCAATAATAGGTGGAACCATGGTCTTGAGGACGGTTTCAAACTCGGAATCCTTTTCACCATCATCAATCTCCTCAATAAGGTGGTATAGCACGGCGATCACGAGCTTCTTCTTCTGAGGACCCTCGAGCCCCCTAAACTTAGAAGCGTTCATCATTAGCTTCGCGACGATTGGGGGGATATCCTCCTTCTGGAGACCGTCACCGAGGTACTCCCTCTTGATGTCTTCAACCATAGTGATAACAGCCTTAGCGTCAATCTTACCCGAAAACTTTTCGATGATAGCGTCCATTTTATATTCTTAGTATAGATTAAAAATGGATACCGATAACGTACTTGCTGCGATCGCCTTTGGTATTGGTTTTATCCAGATGCACCAAGACTTTAAGAAATCTCAAGAAGTTGACGAAAAGTCTAAGAATGCTGTGATGCTTAGTATACTAGCGAGTTCCCTGTGGCTCATTTACCAATCTAGAAAGTATGGTATGAACTTCACCGTTGGGTACACCGGTGTTGGTTTACTACTCCAACTTTACATATTTAATAAGATATTGGTTAAAGAAAGTAATTATAAATAATACATGACTCTATATGAATTGAATGAACAAGCTGTAGTTGTACAGGAGTCTTTTATGGGATCAAACATATACTACATTGACGATTTTTATAAACATCCCGATGATATCGTCAAATATTTTGATATGACATACTCTCCTATTCATCGTGAAACTAATATACGTGATGGTTGTCAAAGTTTAAATGGTAAATATTTTGATGATAGAAGACATCATATTGTTACGAATGGAGAAATTGTATCAGTTTATAATCATTTATCTAAAATATGTGGTCATACACCTCTCCTCAAATATTACCCTATTTTAACTAATAAAACTAGGTTTTTTAAAAACAAGTTTAACGATTACAAAAATAATTACTGGCATCCACATAAAGATCCTGGGTATACTGCACTTATATATATGAACAAAGATGACTCTGAATGTGGTACAAATTTATACAATGATGTAAAACCCGACCTTCCAGAAACTAGAGGAGAACATGTAGATTCATGGAGGTCCAAAGAAAACTGGGAAATTATGAAAACATTAAAGTCTAAATTTAATAGATGTGTACTTTTTGATGGTAATAAGTTTACACATGGAATGCACATCCCAGACGAGAGATATTTTGGTGACCAATATAGATTAAATCAAGTATTTTTCTTCGAGGATAGCAAACAAGCTTAAAGTTTGCTGACGTCATCAAGATAGAAATGAGCCTTATCATTCGTGCGCAATTTAAGCCAACTATCAAATCCAAGGTAGTTTCCAAGAAAAGTACACCTTCTATCCGGGGACCCACACTTAAGCCGGTTGAGCGCCCCAATGATTTCCTTTCTGTAGCCGAGCGTGTAAATGGTCGTGCTGCGATGATTGGTTTTACCTCTGCCGTGATTGATGAGATCATGACTGGTAACTCTATCAGTACCCAGTTTAGCGAGAACATCGGTCTCTCTGTCGCTGTTGCCAGTTTGGCGTTCCTCGGAACAGCGGCGAATCCTAAGGATGAGGGCTACATTCAGGGCTTTTGGAAGCCTGAGACGGAGCTCGTAAATGGTCGTCTCGCGATGGTCGGTATCGCATCCCTTCTCCTAACCGAATCTCTTCATCCCCATGTTCCACTTTTTTAGAGTGGTTTAAAGATACGAATCTTTTAGAATATATAAAATGAGCACTCTCATTTGTTCGTCGGTTAAGCCATCCTATCATGTGCATCGTCAATCTAAGTTGACCACTAAGCGTCGTACACGTGGACCTGTGAAGATTCGCTCTTCCCCTGAACCTGTTCAGGTGTCAGAGCCAGAACCGGAGCCATACGACCCCAAGACTCGTTTCGCTGAGGTCCTCAATGGTCGCGCCGCTATGCAGGGTTTCCTTTGGGGTTCTCTAAACTGGATGATGACAGGTAAAAATGTCATTCAGCAGATTGAGGATCCTGGGTATGCTATCGCTGCGACCGGTGTTGTTACTACATTGGCACTCGCGTCTCTGTTCACAGCCGAAAACTTCACCACTGAGAAAATCGGAGCATTCACCCCCGAAGCTGAGCTCAAAAATGGTAGGTTGGCTATGCTTGGATTCACCACCCTATTGGGATTGAGTGCCATGTAACTCACATATTCAATCATTCTTATTTTTTCATTCATTGTAAATGTTCCTGCCCTCCGCATCACGTAGGCCACGAGCATCATGAGAATATATATATTTACAGCTATGGGTCTCATCCTCTATTGTAGATTTATAGTATTTTAGAACCCATTCCCATGCCCATGCCGCGAGAGAGTTTCATGTTCTTAGGTTTCATCACATAGAAGGACGCTAGGAGGGTAATGGTGAAAAGGACAACACTGAACGCGGAATATCCCTTCTCAGCTTCCTTGGCATCTGGGCATTTGAGGGTCCAGTTGAGAGCCGCGGCTCCACCAATGAGACCCATGAGGGAATAGATCATCATGAAAACACCCGCCTCGTTCTTGGCAAGCTTGGTGATGAGGAGGGTGAAGGGAATGGTGAGTGCGATGGTAAGGGTAGCCGCCAGGTACTTGTTAAGGTTCTCCTGGACAGGCTTACCCTTCATGGCATCACACTTGGAGAAGACACCGATACCGATGGAGGCTGTAACCATATAGACGAAACCGAGAAGGAGAATACCACCGACGGTACCCCACGAAACCTCAAGGTCAACCTTACCAGAGGCAATCGCCTTAGCATTGTCGTACATCCTGGATGCTCGCATAGTAGAAGTAATGTCGGACATTTATTATACTTATAGAAATTAATATAGATTCAGATATATGAAGATACCCGAAGTTGCATTCATTAAACACTGTCCCAATCTTGCACCTGAGAGAAAGATCTTTCTGGAGCAGCATCTTAAGGAGAGAGTGCCAATCAAAGATATTCGTTGGATTGAAGACTATAACCATGATCACCCTTTCGTACAGTGGCTCAATGTAAAGTTGAATCTTCCCTACGGTCCAAAGTTGACGAGTAATTTTGTAAAAACGATCATCGCGATGAAGCAAATGGTAGATGAAAAGATTGAATGTGCTCTCCATATTGATGATGATGCTGTGTTTTATAGGGATTGGGTCAAAATTATGGATAGTATTCCTGATGAAATTGAAAATAATGGATACATAAATATGGGTACATCACCGTTTTTCAATCTTCAACCAAAACTCCGACAAGTGTACGAATTGCCAAACAATGGTGGTAGTGAAGTTTTTTGGACATCTCATGAATTTGCAACATCTTTTCTTAATAATTTGAATATGCAAGAAGCAATTGATATCGTTTTTCATGGTATACTAATGTCTTCAAAAAGACCTATTCTCAACATTCCGATTGCGCATCAAACTTCGGATATTGAACGTCATAGTACAATTGATCATGATACGAGAAAACCGTCCAATTGGATGGCCTATGTTCACAACTACAGTAATATTGAAAAGATTAACTTCAACAAACTTCTTGAGGATTTCAAGAAGTTTGAAGAAAAGAAGAAAAGAGTTGAAGATAAATTTTATGAACTCTACGGAAAGAAGGTGGACATTAAGAATGTCAAGTATATTCTAAATGAGGATCAGGACCACCGTCTAAACATTCTAGATTTTAAATTAATTGAAAACAAAGTGGATGTTTGATCTTCCATACGCTCCTGCACTATAACCAAATGTTGAAAGGTCAGTGAGATCTTGGTTACCCGCAGTGATATATAAATCTTTACATTTTGAAAGTAAGAACCAATCAATGTAACACGCAAGTCTTTGTTCTCGTGTGACATCATAGTTCTTGAGTGTGTCACATTTGTATGTGAGTACTATGTCATGCTCAAGAGTTACAATCTTATCTGGAAATCGTTTCTTAAACATATCCTTAATTTCTCGGCTATCACTCGCTAAGAATATTTTACCATCTGTCTCCTCAACAATCCTGATAAACTTTTCGAGGGCACTATCCTTAGCAAAGTAAGCCTTCTTAATATTTCCATCTTTATCTGTACCATGACATCCCATATCTTCAGAGTCTCTAGAACACGCTCCACGACGAATGTGTATACCCCGTGTCAGTTCATGTGACTGTTGTTCAATGATAGCCTGTAATTCTTTTGTAGGTTTGATAATTTTAGAGAGGTTTGAATGAACCTGATGAAAGTATGTGGGATTGATCGCTATACGTGGTTCAAATTTCTCTTCATTTGGGTCTTCAGTAATTTCAAAACCGTGGAACTCAACACTTCTATCCACATCTAAGAGACTCTTATAAGCCCTTGGATTGGGGGACCTATGTACTAAATCAGATAAACATAGAGCGACATTACCCCATCCCATTGATTCTGGGAGGTAGAATGTCATTATATGGTTATGATTGACGTATTCTTTAATCATTTAGGAACTTAATGAGATCTTCTCTACCCTTCTTTTGTGACCATCCCAATTCCTTGAGTTTTTTTGCGCAGATGTGGTACCTGGTATCGTTAAATGGTCGGTCATCAATGTATGTGATCCACTCGTCGTAATCTTCGGTACCCAAAATGGTTTTTATCATCAACTTAGTAACTTCCATAACAGATATTTCGTCGTCAGATGCTATGTTGTAGATTTCACCCGAAACCCCTTTATTCCAGACAATATCAACCGCATCAATAACATCTTCAACGTGCATAAAAGCTCTCTTAACTTGTGCACTGCGTGTTCCATGAATAGTACACTTTTTACCTTCCCTCAAAAGTCTCTTAAACTTGGGTATGAGTTTTTCTGGATACTGATTGGGGCCGTACACGTTATTACATCTAATAATCTTGATGTCCATATTGAACGATTGAATATACGACCGAACAAACATCTCAGCTGCAGCCTTGGAAGCTGAATATGGGTTTGTGGGTTTAAGTACACCTGTAGACTCTGCGAAAGGAACGTCGGTCAGAGATTCACCATAAACTTCGTCTGTACTGAAATGGATAATCTGGGCATCGGGTATATGCTTCCTACACATCTCAATAAGTACATGGGTCCCGTATGTATTATCCATTGTGAAGCTGATAGGGTCAATAAAAGAATTATCAACATGACTCTGTGCGGCAAAGTGAAATACATAGTCAAATTTATAAAAGTTTATGACACTTTCAACAAACTCCGGGTTACACAAAGAGCCGTGGAACAGTACAGATGCATGTTCATCCACGTTATGAATGTTTGAACAGTAATCAAGTTTATCAATATTCACAAACGTGATATCGGGATACCGTTTATGCATGATATTTATGAAATTGGATGCGATGAATCCACATCCACCTGTAACCAATGCATTAGGCATTTACTTTAGTAGCCGCAAATGTTTTAAGCAGATTACACACACGATCAACATCCTCAATGTCTAGACCGTGGTGGGCACCCAAGAGGAATCCATCCTTCATGATCTTATCCGCATTTTCAAACTCATCCAAGTACTCACGGAATGCTGGGTGTCTCGTGATGTTACCCGCGAATGTCACTCTCGTCTGAACATCATTCTCTTCCAAAAACTTTACAATCTCTAGGCGGTCGGGGCATTGGAGTGGGATTGCGAGCCAGTTTGGAATTTGAGAATCATCGGGGAGTGTGTAATACGGACAGTCCTTAAGATTTTCCAAATACCTCTTGATATTATCACGTCTCTTTCTTAGGAATCCTTCTAGCTTATCCAATTGGACGAGACCGAAAGCTGCATTCATTTCACAAGCCTTGAGGTGGTAGCCGGCAACACCATAGAGAAACTTCCAATCATATGGGATACCATCTACCGAATGGTTGAAACGTTCACTAGGTTCTTCAATATTATCACCGATGCGTCCCCAATCCCTAAACATGAGGGACCGCTTGAGATGTTCGTCATCGTTAAACATCACCATACCACCACAACCACCAGCTGTAATCACATGACTCGCATAGAAACTGGTTGTACTCACATCTGTGCATGGGGTGTGGGTAATAGTATCCGCCGAATCCTCAAAGAGAATTAGGTCTGGGAATGCTTCCCTAATCGCGGGCCAATCTGGGATATTACCAATGAGATTTGGAATGAGAAGGCATTTGGTATCCGGTGTTACAACCTTTTTGAGATCCTCAACTGTGGGGACATACGAGTTTAGACCTACGTCACAGAAAACGGGTTTGAGACCCAGTTGCATGAGAGGTGCTACAGTTGTTGCAAAACCACACGCAGGTGTAACAACCTCCGAACCCTTTGGAAGATCTAGTGCACAAAGACCTAGGAGGATGGCGCTACTTCCAGAGTTTACAAAGAGACCATGCTTCTTTCCGAAGAGGTCTGCCACCCTCTTCTCAAACTCCACAGTGCGATCACCAAAGCCAGCGAGCCAGCCATCGCGCAAGCAAGCCTCAACGGCTTTAATCTCTTCCTCCCCATATGACTCAAATTTGTTGGGTGCATACCAAACTTTTTTAGGCATTTGTTTAAAGACTACAGTAATCTTTAAACTATATGAAAGTCTGTGTACTTGGTTCAGCTGGTTTTATAGGTAGAAATATATTAAGTGGGACAGATTGGACTGGTGTGACAAGATATGACTTAGATCTTTTAAAACAGGATGAAGTTGAAGAATACTTTAAAAGACATAAGTACGACGTGGTTATACATTGCGCGGCGAGTATAGATCAAAGTAGTCAGAATACGACATACAACAATATACTCATGTTTGAAAATGTTGTTAGAGTTTTCAAAGGTAAACTGTTATATTTCTCGAGTGGTGCAGCTTTGAGAGGAAATCCACCAAAAGATCCTTATGGTCTTTCAAAGTGGATTATAGATCAGAGGATCAAAACACTCCCAAACGTGTATTCTCTCCGTGTATGGGGATGCTACGGACCTGGTGAACTCCCGACAAGGTTCAGTGCTGTATGTAGGAGGGATGGTCATGTCGTTATACATAAGGATAGATATTTTGACTTTGTGAGTATAGGAATTGTGCGAGAGATTGTACAACAATATGTAACAAGCAGAAAGAAACTTGTTAAATACTGCAATTTAGTGGAACGCCCAAAATCCAGAAAGATGTTACTTTCTGAATGGGCTCATTTTTTTGGTGCTACATGGGAAATTCGTGATACATCTAGTTTAGGTGAGCCATATATCAGTTCCACCCCAACTTCTTTTTAGGTGGAACAGGGACAATCATGTCCTTCTCAAAGTCAATGTAAGGGGTCATATTTTCAAGGGAGTTTCCAAACTCCAATTTAGGATAAATCTTTTGTGTCTCTGGTATGGGAATATCTTGTAGAGTTTTCACACCATAGGCTTCTGCAATTTTTACAAAATCAACTTCATCCCCAAATACATCATTTTTAGATGTTGCGACGTATTTTGAATCAAAGTAACTATCTTGGAATTGTTTGATGATTCCATACCCACTGTTGTTTAGAATGATAATTTCAATAGGAAGATCATACTTTTTAACTGTAAGGAGTTCCTGAATATTCATCTGAAAACCACCGTCTCCGTCAATACAGTACACCTTCTTGCCAGAGCCAATCGCTGCACCTATGGCACATGGGAGTGCAAAGCCCATTGAAGAGTTTCCAAAGTTTGTGAAAAGCTTTTGCCCCTCCTTGAGTTTAGCGGATTGCATTGTCCAAACCAGGTTTCCACCTTGATCTGGAATGACGATACAGTCATCTGGCAGATCCCTGAAAAAATCATCTAGATAATCATAAACAGCTGAATCACCTTCGCGTGTCTTTTCCTCGCCATACTTACACATCCATTCGTTAATCTTATCGGTCCATAACGCAATACGAGTCTCCATCGTGTCATCGTCACGATATCCATCCACGATAACACTATCAAAAAAGTTCTTAGCGTCGCTCACTATACCGAGATCAATTTTAACATCTTTTTCAGGCATCTTATTGATTTCCTCGATATCAATATCCACCATAATCTTTTTCGAGTATCGAGAAAACATAGGTCCACTTCCACCAATTTGACGGCTATCAAGCCGACTTCCCACAGATACGATGAGATCTGCATTCTGAATGACGTAGTTTGATACCCGATCACCGTATACACCTGGAGAACCTACCCGAAGTGGGTGATCACTAGCACATAGGTCAAATGCACCCCAAGAAACGAGAAAGGGTATACCCGTCTTTTCAATAAACTTCATAGCCTCTTTCTCAGCACCTGCCAATTTTACACCATGACCAAAAACTACAACAGGTCTCTTACTTTTGTAGAGATACTCCGAAATATCATAGCGTGGGGTTACCCGGCGACTATGTGTGATGAGATTGATGTCAACGTTTTCAATTGAAGACATCTGAAGGTTCACAGGTAAATCCATAAGAACTGGACCATACCTAGGTGTTTTGAGTTCTGTCAGTAACTCCTTAAGAGCACCTTCAAGTTGAGAAAGTTCTGGAACATGTAGAGACTTCTTCGTAACATCCTCAAACATCTTAGCTACAGGCATCTCCTGAAACCCAGTCTGTCTAGGTTTAGATTTGAAGTTGGAGAGATCCTCCTTTGTATTCACCTGTCCACTAATGAAAAAGGCTGGAACGGAATCATACCAACATCCACATACACCATTTAGAATGTTTTGAACACCTGGTCCACTGGTGACCACCACACCGGCTGTCTTACCAGAGGCTCGGTAATATCCTTCTGCAGCCATAGCAGCGGATTGTTCATGTTGAAAGCAGTAATACTTAACCTTAGGATTTCTGGAAATTGCGTTTATAAATGGAACAATAGCTCCACCGGTTATTACAAAATACGTATCTATACCATTGAGGTAAAGTGTTTCTATGATGTAATCACAGGTGTTCATCTATTATGTTATGGAGCTAAAACTTTAATCATATTTCCACGAACTTCCCGACATTCCGAGAAGTTTATCCAATTCTTCTTGTTTCATGTTGTAACTATGTTCATCATCTGGAAACTTTTCAGTGTGAACTTCATTTGCATATTCATTTATAGCGTTGTGAAACATCTGTTCTCCATTTATATACTGCTTAATAAACTTTGGTTTGAAATCCCAAAATAGTCCCAAAATGTCATGTGAAATAACCAATTGGCCATCTACACATGGACCCGCCCCGATACCATACACAGGAATCTTAAGTTCATCCCTCACAATTTTTGACACCTCTTTTGGAACTGCCTCCAATAGGAGAAGAGAAGCGCCACTCTCTTCTACATCTTTAGCCTGACCTACAAGTTTTTCAACTTCATCATGGGTTTTCGCCTGAATCCTGTACCCACCCAATCTAGCCTGTGTCTGTGGTGTAAGACCTAAATGCCCCATAACAACTGTACCCGAATCCACAATTGATTTGATCCTATCTGGGAAATACCCCTCAACCTTCACGGCATCCATACCAACCTTCACAAACTCACCCGCATTTTCAATGGCAACTTTATCCGAGGGTTGATAGGACATGTAGGGCATATCTCCGATTAGGAATTGATTTTGAGAACCCCGCTTTACAGCTTGACAATGGGTTAACATCATACTCATAGGAACTTCATTGAGGTTTTTAATTCCATGAACAGTTGAACCAGCTGTATCACCGACTACAATAAAATCAACATTGCAGTTGTTGATTATACGCGAAGTTGGATAATCGTAAGAAGTTATACCAATACTCCGTGTTTTATTAAGTTTATTTCTGAATAGGTTCAAAATTGTTCTTTTCATGCTAATTTATGAACCAATGTAATCTTTAAGTTAAAGACGTGCAGGCCACGTAATATAGAACATGATAGCCGTTGTATCTGTACATGATGAAAAATACGAACCACTTGCAGAGTGGACCCTACACAAGAACAAGAAACAGTATTGTGAAAAGCATGGGTATCAACTTCACTATGCAAGTGACGGTGGAGCTTCCATAGCCGGGAAGCCAATGATGGCTAGACCCAATCCACCCATACCAGACACCCACATTCCGATGGGTTGGGCTAAAATCTTTGTGATTCGGAAGATTATGCAGCAACACCCCGAAGTTGAATGGATTTTTAACACGGATACAGATGTCATGATTACAAACATGGACATTAAACTTGAGGATATCATCAAAGAACATGCACCATCCAATATCCACATCCTAATTCCAGCTGACTGTAACGGTATTAATTGTGGTAACATGCTCATCAGAAACAACGCGATTGGCAAGGCTTTTATAAATACGATTATTGCTGGTATGCCTGTGTACAGACATTGGTACCTCTATGAGAATCAACTCATCCAAGATATGTTTGTGGGAAGTCATCTACGCGAAAATGGTATTACACCCGGGGGAACTCTGTGGGCGAGTGTAGGTAAAGTGCTTCCACAACGTATTATGAACTCCTATGATTATTCTAATTTACCGCTTCTCAAGAATAGATCTGAATACAAAGATATTCTTGGGACCGATGGACAATGGAAAGAAGGTGATTTTTTAATTCAGTGGCCTTCTACAGACCTTGACTATAGGGTTAAGGTTGCTAAAGAGACTCATAATAAGCTCTTTGGCGATCCTGACGCTCAACAGTCTTGATGTGCCACAATGCGATGAGGGGTTTAGCTTCTAGCATAGCCACTTTGTCGGGATTAGGACCCTCTAGTTTCTCATGAAGATCGTTAGACCATTTGATTTCTCCGTTATTTTTATAGTACCTACCTTGATAATCTGGCCAATTAACCCACCCCATTTCATTAAGGTTGAACTTGTAATCAGTGATCCAATCGGCTGTGTACCCGGGACAGATGTTAATCCGTGGGACATACATGATGTCACCATCAAATGTTTTAATGTTATTAATGAGTGCTTCTTGGGGCATCTCATCAGCATCAATTACAAAGATATAGTCACCCTTACACTTTGTAGCGTGATAGTTCCTATGATCTGAAAACTTTCCATCAAACTCCCGGTCGTTAACTACAATCTTGTCATCATAGGACTTCAATACCTCTCGAACTTCGGGTGTCACGTTCGTGGAATCAACGAGGATGTTGATTTCATCTTCATCTCCCTTAACCTTAAGGAGAAAGTTGATAAGTGAGTTTAGCTCTCGGTCTTCGTTACATACACAGATGGCATAGGAAATCTTCGCCATTTATAAGTTAAAGTAAACACCCCTTTAAATAACAATGAAGTATATCACATACTCTTTATGGGGTGAAAATAAAGTCTACACATACGGAATCATTGAGAATGTTTTGGATGCGAAAAAGTTCTATGAAGGTTGGATTGTGAGAGTTCACTATAATGATACTGTACCTCAGAATATCATGGATTGGTTGAAGGGGCAGGATAATGTTGAGGTTGTTCATCACCCAGGTACGAAGACAAAGGCTTCAAATACTCTATGGCGTTTTGAAGATCTTTTTATTAAAGATGCTACAGTCTTGTCTCGTGACGCAGATTCTAGATTTTCAGAGAGAGAAATAAAACTCGTGAATGAATGGTTGGAATCTAGCAAAGATTTCCACATCATACGTGATCACAAACATCACATGGTTCCAATCCTTGCTGGAACGTTTGGGTGCCGAAATAACTGTTTAGAATACATGGGTATACCCGGTCCACTTCGTAATATCAACAGTGTACCAACGAAATACGTCCGTGGAAATGAATTATTGGACGAGTTTGCAAACACATATATAGGTGATCGCGACGCATACTTGATTGACCAGATATTTTTAGCCTATTATGTTTACAACTTTATAAATTGTAACGCGTTGATTCATTGTAGCCACAACGCATATGAACCTTTTGCTATTAAAATTGACCCAGTTGAACATGGTTTTGTCGGTGAAGTTGTGACAAAATGTTCAAGGGCTGCGGAGATTATGAATGACTCTGAGAATACATTCGAACGTGTTGGAGCGTATTAAAAAATAAAACACTACAGTATGATAAGTATGGAATCTCATGCCGAAATTAAGGATAAATGTGATGGTCTCGAAACTCGGTTAAACGAAATCGCTGCCGATATTCGGGACCTTCCATTTGATTATAAACTTATTGAAAAATATCACGCCGTGGATGAAGATGTTCAAAAGTTATATGAATGGTATGATGGAATGAAAAGGGTCTTAAAAAAATATATAGATGAAAAAGACATAGTTGAGAACAAGTTGCGAGAATTAGATACGAAAACAAAATTCCTCAACAACCATGTTCAAAACCTCAAATTACAAAAGTTTTCTCATGACCAACACGCATACGACTATTGACCATTATATCATATCCCGCATCATTAATATTTTTACAAAATGCAACATCTTCTGAACACATGTCTCTAATCCTTTTCCCATTTTCACATTCCATTTCTACAAGTGGGTGGTCAAAATATGGATATTTCATCTTTTCTAAAACTTCTCTACGACACGCAAAAAAGCCCATACCGTTATACGCGACTTTAACGTACTTCTTTCTTTTATCCAAATCATTTATACCAATGAATTTAAACGTACCGTGTTTTTTAAAATACTCAATATCCCAATCTTTGACAGCTGCATAATGTTTAAGATCTGTCATACGATACAATCCTGATATAACTGGATACTTATCAGTATCTTCTATAAGTTCAATGACTTGTGTAGGTGTAAACATAATATCAGAATCTATAGTTAACCATACGTCATAATCGTATTGACTTTCAAACGGTTTTTGATCGGCACCCCTCATGACATCCAATCCTAAGGTTTTCATTCTAGAAAAGCTAACAAAACTGGAATACTCGTTTATGATTCTAACTACATACCCTTTATTTACTAACAGAAGTAAAGTTTGTGTCCAATTTATAAGAAAATCACCAGAATATTGACGTCCCGGAAGTGCAATAATGACCTTTTTCATCTTTATACCTATACGTTCAAGACTTTAAGCACTTCATTTACAGCTGGATGTCTGACAATATCACTCTCATCCATCTCCACATGTTTGATATAGTCATAATCCATCCCGTGGAGTTTATAGGTTAGGAATGCCAATCCGTTATCTTCACCGAGATCAGACTGTTCCAAGTCACCTGTGACAATCAATTTTGTATTGTAACCGATGCGAGTCAAAAGCATTTTCATTTGATTGGGGGTACTATTCTGCATTTCGTCCGCAATGATGACTGTGTTGTCAAACGTACGACCCCGCATATAACCCAGGGGTTCGATAGTGATACAACGGTCCATCTGGTTATGGGAAAGATACTTTTCAAATATGTCAAACATTGGGCGTGTCCAGGGTTCCATTTTGCGCTCCATATCTCCTGGGAGATAACCCATATCTTCATCCGCTGCTACGATTGGCCTCGTCAGGATAACCTTACCCCTAAAAGACTCCTGGATGTGCTCAATACCTACCTGACAGGCTAACATCGTTTTACCAGTGCCAGCGGGTCCTGTACCAATAATAATTGGTTTAGGAGAGCGAAGGGCAAGCATATATTGACATTGACCAGCTGTTTGGGGGAAGTTCATATATATTAGTTAAAGTTTATTTCCTTAATATAATTATATGGAGTACCACTTTGTAAAATTAAATGTAAACGGTACGTATCTCAGTCTTGTGGATCCGACACAAAAATCAAGATTCATATGTTTCCGTGATAAGAAGATTGCTGATAAGTGTATAGAATATGTATCATCATTTAGAGCGAGACGTGGGGTTTGGCCGTCATTTGACATGTCCACTGGAATGAAAAAGATAGAAGATTCTACTGCAAAATTACGGACCCCTGAACAAGTGATGCGTTATTTAGAAATAGAGACTTATGATTTTGAGACAATTGATCAAATTGCGGCACGGACAAATACATCGTTTTATTGTGTCTTGAGATTTCATAGTGCTCTGGTTGATAACATAGAATCACTCGATATGTCCGGACAAGAAATGGATCCGATAGTTGATGAAGCTGCGTACAGGGATCTATTGGAATATAAATTGAAGTGTGAATGAAGTAGTTTCTATTGAGGTTTACGCGCGTCAAATTTTTCTTTAGCATTTTTAACATTTAAAGTGATTGTAACGGGTTTTTCTACACCAGCCGCTTTCATGGCTAAGAGAAGAATTAAAAAATACATACTTGGGAGTGGAGAATCGGTTATCTTAAACTCATCACCGACTGCAAAAGTAATATTACCGGTCATATCGAAATCCATTTTAGATACCAACTTCCCATTTTTGAATTCCATTCTACCAAGAAGCTCGGATACCATGGCAGTATCCATATCCAGTTTGTCATCCCAGATATCATCAGTTAATTTATCTAACATAGATTCTCCGTTTTTATTGACTACCCCAATCATGGTACCCTCACTGTCATATTTTTCTATAAACCAACAATCGTGGCCCCCTCCTGGACACTCGGTGTACTCTGGCGTTGTAATGTCAGATAGACTCAAATCGTACACATACGCAAAACCATTGGTGACAGTACCCTCATATGAGGGACAATAAGACTTTTCGTTATCACGACCACAAGAATATACCTCAGGCATCTGAATATAAGCTTCACTTTTTGGCATAATTCTATAACCTTCTGTGAGAGTAGTACCATTTTCTGTAATACTGAGGGTTGATCCCTGAGAGGGTTCATCCTGCATCTGTGTAAAATAGTAGTACGCGAGTGCAGCTACAAGTATCACGACTATTAGAAGTACTACGTAACCAATCATCTTTGTTGTATACTTACAAAAAAAAACAGATACTTAAAACCAATAACACTTGTACAATAAATATGTGTGGCATCTTAGCCCTCTTCGGTGAGGATGTAGAGGTATCTTCATACCTACTTACTCACCGAGGTCCTGATGATTATCGCACAAAAACTCTAGGTAAATGCCGAATGGATTTTTATCGCCTCGCGATCAACGATCTCACTGATGCGGGTATGCAACCCTTCAGACAAGGTGATCATATGTTAGTATGCAATGGTGAGATTTACAACTACCGTGAACATCTCACTGGTCATGAAGCGAGTAAGAGTGACTGTGAAGTTCTCATCCCTCTCATCAAGTACTACGGTATAATGGGTGCTATGGATCAGATTAATGGTGACTTTTCCCTCGTCTACACGGATGGTAAGAGGGTCATCGCTGCCCGTGACCCTGTTGGTGTGAGACCTCTATTCTACACACGTTATGATAAGGATTCAATTGCCTTTGCGAGTGAGGCTAAAGCTCTTCTTTTTCTCAACTCTAAGATTGATGTTTTCCCACCCGGTCATGTTTATGATTCGTACATCAATGACTTTGTATGTTACCATACGGGATATTGGAGGGTTTTCAAACATTTGAATATTGAGTACCATGATACACTGAGAACGACTTTAGAACACGCTGTTCATGAGCGCATAAACAACACAGAGCGTGACATCGGATTCTTGTTGTCCGGTGGTCTTGATAGTAGTTTGATTTGTTCTATCGCAGCTAGAAAGCTGGGGAAGATTAAGACATTCTCCATCGGTTTAGAGGGAAGTCCTGATTTGGAAGCTGCCCGAAAAGTTGCAAAGTACCTGGATACGGATCATACAGAGGTGAAGTTTACTATTAGAGAGGGTCTTGCTCACCTCAATGATGTCATTCATTCCCTGGAATCCTATGACACGACGACAGTTAGGGCGAGTACACCTATGTGGCTTCTATGCAAGTACATCAAACAACACACCCCGTGTCGGTACATCTTTTCGGGTGAGGGGAGTGACGAGATTTTGGGTGGATACCTCTATTTCCATAACGCACCAAATGTGGATGAGTTTGCCTGTGAAAATATGCGCAGACTTCGTTTGATTCATCAGTTTGATGGGTTGAGGGCGGATAGATGTGCGGGTGCCCACGGTCTAGATTTGATTGTTCCATTCCTTGATAAGAACTTCATAGACCTTTGTATGAGCATCAACCAGAATGATAAGAGGGGGAACATTGAGAAGAAAATCCTACGAGAAGCATTTACAGGATATCTCCCAGATGATATTCTATGGCGACAGAAAGATGGGATGAGTGACGCAGTAGGAACAAACTGGGTGGATGAGATCAGGAAGTACGCCGAAGACAACGTGGACGATATGTGTTTAAGAGACACAAAGAAAATGACCCATGGTCATAACACCCCTATCACGAAGGAAGAGGCTATGTACAGAAACATCTTTTGGAAGATGTATGGAAAGGACAATGATCATCTCATCTCTGAGATCTGGAGACCCAAATGGACAAAAATTACTGATCCGAGTGCACGTCTACTTATAGAAAAGAATCCCAAGTAATATATAAACATGGCCGAGCTATTTGTTAGAAACTTTGATTGCAAGAATGAGAAGCACGTCATGTGGCTCAAGGAAGTCGGTGCGGGTATGGCAAAGGTTTCAACCGGAGAGAAGTACGACATTTCCAGGACTGTCAACAACAACCCTTTACCCGGAAACCCAAAGATGAGCAACCCCATGGATTGGGCTTACATTCACTTTCAGTTGGCCATGAAGTACACTAATGCTGTACTAAACTGTGATGCTTTCATCCCCTCTAACAAAACCGAGGTACTCTTCGAGGGTGAAGTCTCTCGGGTCTGAGTTCTCATCCATACGAACTAGTAATACGGGCCCGTATACTTCTTCAGATTTGAAGGGGGTAGGTAATGTGTTAAGGTTTAAACTTTCTCCACATGTAGACTTCATAATTACCACATCAAGGTCGGGCCATTGCCCTATAAAGGTTGCGGGTCCACCCAACCTCAAAAAAATTTCGTTTTTACTTGGTTCAATATCCAGGTCTATCTCTTGTATATCCCCGAATTGCTCTTTTATCAGTACAGCCACAGTCATCTTGATTTCCCTTGACAAAAAAATATCAATAGAATGTAAATGAACAACACAAAGATACTCTTGTTGGCCGTCGCGGTTATCGTCGTTTACATGATGATGAAATGTAGAGAGAGATACCAATCTGTGTATAGGTACGGTTCCGTGGATACCAACCCTGTGCGTCGCACCTCTCAATTTTTTGATACCTGCTCCCCTGAAAATATGGCTGACTGCAAGCGAAATAATCCCTATGAAGGATTACCACTACCCTAAGTCGCTTAAAAATGATGTAATAATATACATTAAGAATGGAGAACCCAACTCGTCAATTCGCGATTGACCGCCTTTCGGCTCTCCTCGAGATTCCTAAAGATGATACGATCTGTATAAATCTCGAGAAGAACATTTTGAACCATGCCATGGATCGGGCTCGCATCATTAATCAACAACCCGCATGGGACAATCATAAATATTCGAGTATTTATAAACAAAAGTTTCTCCAAATTCAATCTAACTTGAAGAAGTCTCCTGTTCTGAAGGGGTGGATCCTTGACAAAAAGATCAAGACTAAAGATGTGATAGATATGCGCCCAGAGGACTTGTGGCCCGATGGACCTTACGCGAAATTGATGGAAGAAAGAATCATCAAAGAAATGCGGAAGCAGTATGTTGAAAAGGAAGCTCGTGCCAATTTAGTGGGTCTTTTTACATGCGCGAGGTGTAAATCAAAAAAGACAACATATTACCAACTTCAAACAAGATCAGCCGATGAACCCATGACAACTTTTGTGAGTTGTCTCAATTGCGATAAGAACTGGAAGTGTTGATGTAATATTTAGAATCTGTCCAATCTGTTGGCATATCACCAACGGACAGAATAAAGTTGTAGCCTAGCCTTTTTTTCATAAGAGACTTTGTTTTTGCACTCGTAAATCCCAAATAGTCGTACACAATTCCATGATTTTTCAATTGATTAATAGTCATCTTTACACCTATTTCAACCCCTGGTCTAGCTGTGATGATCACGATGCGGTACCCAAGAGCTTTCATTCTATGTAATAATGATATGATTGGTACATTTGGAGTACCATCTGTCCATATGAGTGTGTCGTCTATATCAAACATAACTGCATCATTTGGTCCAGCTGGACCTATCATATTAATATTATTAAAGATTTAAATACTACGTTGTGTAGATATGATCGTTGACGTTCATTGCGAAGATGACACAGTGCAAATTGCACGTATAGTTCACGAACATGCTGGTATGCATGCTGTTAATTTTTTAGAAGAGAAGAAACGCGGTGTTTATGATTTTTCTTCTGTTACGGAACTTGTATGTAAAGAATCTATTTCCGGTTTTTATGATGTTGATAATTTGGAAGATACCGATTTGTACATGAAAATTCAAGATGGATATGTATTGATGGATGACAGCGAGGATGAAGATTACGTATGTACAGATTCAGATGTTTCTGAAAGTGAATCTCTAATTGATGATGAAGAAGATGTTGATGAGGATACTTAACTATGGAATGTCCGGTGTGTTATAAAACACACACGGAATATAAACTAACATGTGGACATTCATTTTGTTATCAATGTATTACCCATTGGTACCAAGAGTGTGAAAATAACACATGTCCAATGTGTCGTAAAGAGATATCATTTGAACCTCGTGAAGTTCATATACAATGCAACCAGTATGCCACTATAGATGATTATGTAGTTTTTCATGACTTGTTAGACAGGTATAAGGGTTTAGATATAAAGGATGTTGAGTACCTAAGAAGACGGGGTTGGGTTAGATGGGTAATGGAACATAGAGCTAGGAAACAATCTTGTACTAAATACATATTCCATGGACTTCAAGGAACCGAAAAAGCGTGTTACGAAAAACGACAAGAGACACCGGAAGCAAGTATTTTCACAAAAGTGTGTACGTCTTAAAACTCAACTTTTGGAAAAGAAGATAGAGGAGAAATATCAAAAGAAACCTACATAAGGATTTGATGTCATTAGTGAGTAAGTAACTGAAGAGATGGCTCCTTACCACCCCCCTAGCGCACATTACTCCCAAATGGATGTTAGTGAGTATGACGAAGATCATATCTTCTCTTTCATCGGTAAGACTGGAAAGCGTTTTTACTGGTTGACCAAATTTCTTGGACTTGATTACATTTGGTATGACAAGAAGAGGAAAGTGATTGAAATTTGGGGACCTTATCACACACATAACAACAAACAATCTGAACATGTCATCCGTTGTGAATTAGATTTTTTCAAACCTAAGTTAGAGGAGAAATCGCTAATTTCTCAAGATGAGCATGTACAAGCGACCGTTGCCGCGTGTTAGGAATGACTATACTGACCCTAGACCAGTGAAGTTCACTGATGGGTCTTTTTTACATGGTATAGTCAACCCAGGTCGGACGGAGGTATTCAAGTTTGAACCAGGCCCAGTTTATAAAAAGGACGCCTACCTAAACGCCCTGGAAAAGCATTACAAGCAGTGTGGTATACCTTTCAGAAATCCGCAACTCCCGGACTCTGTAAAAATTGTGATACCCGAACCAACAAGGGAACCAGAGTTGGTTTTTGGTGATCAGGTGTATCTAAAAATGAGGATTCTCAAGAGTGGTATTGTTCGTATAAAGTTGGATGCATCAATTGCAACTCTACATGAAAAATATTACAAAAAGGCTTTGAGACCACCTATGAAAAGTATTCTGAGTGCCTATAAGTCAATGGATTTTAGCCAGGAGTTTCTAGATAAAATCAAACAAAATTTCGATAAAAAGGCCGAGCAACAAAAAAGGGTTGGGAAGATTATAGATAAGATCTTCAATAAGGAACCAGTGAAAAAAGTCAAAAAGAAAAAGAAGGAGGAGGAAGAGGAAATTGTTGAAGAAGAACCACCTGAGGAGGATGAAGAGAAGGATGACGCACCTGGAGAAGATGAAGGTTTGGATGTAGAACCCGACGCTGATGAGGATATTGAGGAGCCTGTGGATGAAGATGAGTATCTCTCTGATTAGTTTCTTCTCATCGGTGGGAGACGAACCCCGAGAGAACGTAGTGATTGTCGCTTTTCTCTAGAAACTTCTGTATCTGTATCTTTTTGATACTCTAACCATATGAATAGATCTGGTGTTCCATCTATTTCCGAGAGTATATTGAGATGTCTGTGGGTTCTATGAAAGTTGTTTAATCTAGTAAACATTGTGAGCCATTGATCTTCCGATGGACACACCCATTCATCTTTGTGTGATGGATCTTCTAGATAGTCAATAGCGCGTTTTAAGAATATGTCATAATATTCATTATAATCAAAATCCCTAACTTCCTCTACCGGTGGATCCACAAGTAACTCCAACTCTATTAATTCCACTGGGAAAGCCCATTGTATCATTTCAATTGCATCCGTACTTGACATGATATACCGTATCATACCTGCAGTAAGCAAACTTCGTTCCCTTTTCTTTTTATTCTTGTTATGCTTCTTGCGATTTGCATTGAGATATTCCTCTCTGCAAAGTTCGAATGAATTTTCAATGACGATCTCTTGAAGTTCAACAGGCAACGCATCCCATAGCGATTGTTGACTCATCTCCCTTACCTTAAATTCCATCTAGATAAAATTTCTGATAACCTAAGTCATAAACTACCTATACCATTTCCACTTTAAAATGTTCATCACCCATATCGTCGTCGGTAACGCTGTTCTTGAAAGGTCCATTTTCTGGGATCTCAAAAAAGCTGTAAAATACGGACAGGAAGCGACGACCCACAAAGTTTGGGAAATAGGCGACAAACAGTTCTACTACGGAAACGTTGACGCTCGTATCTACCGACCTAAACTCCGAGTAACTTCTGACCACAACGATGAACATATTCTTTCTATCTCTCATTCCCACGGAAATCGCCGAGATGTCATGTGATCAACATGTTGTAAAGATACAACTTGAGATTACACAGATGCTTTACATGGCTTGGCATTTCGCGCAGCAACAAGACTACGTTGCAGAAAATGCACCCCTAACTAAAGATGGGTCACGACGTGGGTACAGACCCGCACACCCCAAACACCCCATGACGATGTGGGTCGCTTCAAGCCCTGAAAACTATATGTACGCGTGTAAGATTGGGATCGCCCTGACTCTGGAATACACACGCAGATATGGAAAAATACATACATGCGCCAGGCATCTCATGTGGCTTTGGGATCACCACCCTTCCCATTTTGAAGAGAGGCGGAGTGAGACTGCATATTATTCTGACGAAGGCATTCCCGAGTGTATGCCTGAGCCATATAGGCGGAAAGGAATTGTAGAAGCATACCAACTTTACTATATGGTAGAAAAGATGTCATTTGCTAGATATAAAGATATGTGAATAATATAATAGTAATGCCTTCCGGGGGTTGTCCACATGGTTTTGCATATGTTCAATGCAAGGATTGTAACGGTGGTCCTATATGCATACACGGAGACATAAGAGCTATATGTTTAACATGTAAATACTCAGAACTTTGTGTACACAATAGAAGATTAACCAGATGCACTATATGTTCTGGGGCTGGTGAAAAGAAACATTTTCTCGGGTCTCTCAATTGGATCCACGGTATAACCAAGTTCTTTAAGAAATGAAGGTACTTTACTTCCTTCATAGTCAATCAATTCCACTAACAATGTTGGTAGATGATTCGTTATCACACCCCTCGCACCCTCTAGAACCTGTAGTTCGTGCCCTTCTACATCAAGTTTTATGAATGAAACCCTACCTCTGTATATATCATCCAAGCGACGACATTCCACCTTTGTTTCACTTGAATGGTCTGTACCTTCATCCGTATAGATAGAAGTTCCTCCATAGTTTCTAAGACCTGTACTTTTGACTTCGTTTGCAAGATACATATTCACAGGTTCTGAATTATTTGAGAGTGCTACGGGTACCGAATACATTTTATGCTTCAATTTGTTATTTTCAATATTCAATTCCACAATCTTATGAAATATAGGTTCAAATGCGTAGACAGGACCATAATCTGAAAACATTAACGAATTATACCCAATATTTGCACCAATGTCAAGTATTTCTGTACCTGGGACGTAATACTTTTGAACATCTTCACGCATCCATCCATCCCACTCAAATCCCCTCTGTATAGCGGGTCCAATATACTCATCACCCACGATGGTAAATACATTGTATCTTCCATTATGTGTACATTTGACAGAAATATTAATTTTACTCATGTGTTAAAAGTCAGTTAAAACTTTAAACTGTATATAACAAAAGATGTTCAGTCTATCAGCTAAATTACCTGTGGCTCCATCTGTTACTGTTGAGAAACGGGAACAGGAACGTGTATATCACCCGAGAACCTATAGTGATTTTGTGAAGGGTCTCAAGAACAATGAACTTCCCCAAGTTGTTATTAAACCTAATCAAAACCTCGCGATCTATGACGACGACGAGGGTAATTACGGAGACACACGAATTGTTCAGACAGAACAACTTTGGCAAACCCTCACTGAGAGTGAGGCGAATGTTATGATTGATATGACTGCACCCACAACTATAACTGATTACCTTTCTACTTTTTTCATGTTTTCACTCGCTTTTTTCTTGTTTCGTGGTATTTTTTCTGGTGGAGCTGGAGGTGCGGGACCCATGGGTAATCCTTTCCTAAAGAATAAGGAGTTTAAGGCTGAGGAAGATATTGAGACCCGCTTCAGTGATGTTGAGGGTATTGATGCAGCCAAGGATGAACTAGAGGAGATTGTTGATTTTCTTAAGAAGCCCGAACGTTATTTTGGGAGCGGGGCCAGGATCCCCCGTGGAGCTCTTCTTGCTGGTAAGCCTGGTACAGGTAAGACTCTGCTTGCTCGTGCTATCGCAGGTGAATCTAATGTTCCGTTCATCCAATGTTCTGCGGCAAACTTTATTGAAATGTTCGTCGGTGTTGGAGCTAAACGAGTACGAGATCTCTTTGAGGTTGCTCGCGAAAACCAACCTTGCATTGTCTTCATTGATGAGATTGATGCCGTTGGTAAACAACGCGGTGCGGGTGGCATGCCGTCTAACGACGAGAGAGAACAAACCATTAATCAACTCCTCACAGAGATGGATGGATTTGATAACGAGACTGGTATCGTTGTCATTGCAGCTACTAACCGAATTGATATCCTTGATGATGCATTGCTTCGGCCAGGTCGTTTTGACCGTAAGATTCAAGTTGGTCTCCCTAGTGTCAGAGGTCGTAAGAAGATTTTGGATGTACATGCACGCGATAAAAAGCTCGCGGATGATATCAACCTTGACAGCGTTGCTAAGCAAACTACGGGGTTTTCTGGGGCTGAACTGGCAAACCTTCTCAACGAGTGCGCTATCCGTGCTGTCCGCGACGGTGACGGGACAATTACTGCGGATATCGTGGAGAATGTATATCAACGCGTCGTCGTGGGTGCGAAGGGGGATACGAAATTTTCTCCAAAGAAGAAGGAGCTCGTAGCCTATCACGAGGCTGGTCACGCCATTGTGGGTGCTATCCTCCCAGACTATGACATTGTTCGTAAGGTCTCAATCATTCCTCGTGGTGGTGCGGGTGGTGTGACATTCTTCCAACCCTCAGAGGAAAATGCTGAGTCCGCTATGTACACGAAGCAATACCTCATTTGTCAAATTATCGTGGCTCTTGGTGGTAGAGCTGCCGAGGAAGTCATCTATGGTAAATCTCTTGTAACAACTGGTGCTTCCGGTGACTATGCCCAGGTGTATATGATTGCCAGAGAGATGCTTACCACATACGGCTTCAGTAAGTACAAGTTTGATTATCGCAATATGTCCAGTGAGGCTTCCAAACTTGTTGATCTAGAGATTAACAGCCTTGTTGACAATTGTTACAGAGAAGCTGTGAGTATCATTAAGGAAAATCGTGATAAGCTTGAAGAACTCAAGATCAAACTTATCGAAGATGAGATTGTTGATGGTGATTTGGTCTATGACCTAGTCGGTCGTGAGAAGTATGATTAAAATGTTACAATATTTTAGATATGAGTGCTCGTCCCCAGAGAGAAAGGAAACCTATAAGGACTCTCGCTAATAATCAGGCTAGAAATGTAGCGGAAGCTGCAGCTAGAGCTGTGGCTAGACCTAAGACTGTGAAGCCCAAGACTACCAAACCAAAAATCAACAATATACAACCACAAAACAAACGTAACTTGTCACCTAAAAATGCACAATCCCGTGTTTTAGCAATTCTTGATAGTTTGTCGCAAGGTAAAAATGATAAAATATACAACATGCTCTACTCCATATATAGAGATGCTGCTTCTACTTTATTTACACGCCTTGAATTGGATGATAATGCGCTGATTGCATCCATAGAAGAACAGTACAAAGTGGTAAGTGACAATATAAGACAAGCGGGTGGAGCGACAAATACTTTATCTTTAAATTTTAAAACATCGGATGACAAATTAAACTTCTGTCTCCTCATGTGGTTAGATATGAGTCATGATGGTACAGTTGGCACAAACTTTGAAACTTTCGTGAAAAGTAGTATAGTGAAGACATTTTTGGGTGAAACTATACCTTACAAAAAAGACACTGAAATGATGTCGCGGATGAAAAGGTTGGGAATTATAACCACTGAAAAAACTAAAAAAGGTGTTGGTAAATTAAAGGGTTTGTGGCCCGGATCGCAGTTTGAGAACAAGATCAAAGTTAATCTACCATCCATTTTCGGTGTCCAAGAGCCTATAACAACTATCGCCGTTAGTACAAAACTTTCTAATTCAGCAAAAAACCGCGAGAATAAACCTATTTATGTCACTATAGATTCTGAAAGTGAATTCAAGTCCATTTCTACACTTATTGAAAATGCCAAATACCCCTTCACCACGTCCAATGGTAGAAAAATAACTCGTTATTACCTGAAACCTATTATAACACTCTCTAACCGCGTTGATCCAGGTAGACTCATGCCTATAAAAGGTGTTACCGAAGAATTTTCTAAACTGATGCAAAAAGCTGACAAGTTGAAATCTACACAGTTGTACAACGTGAAAGATTGTGATTTCAAAGTTGGAAAAACTCGTCTCACATTAGGTACAGCTGGAAGAGGCAAGTTTAATCTTAAAATAAACGGCAATGAAGTACCTTATGGTGTCACAGCCGGTGAAGCCAAAAAAGCTTCTAATGATAAGGATAAACTTTCCAAATTTTTGGGTGATTTCATGCAGATTTTAACTGTTCTCAGTAAACCTGTCAATCAGCGTATCGTGTTAGGAACTTTGGACGGTGTTTTGTGTGGTATGTATTGTTTCCTTTCAAAGAGTTTAATGAACGAAGAACCCAGAATATTTATTGATATGTCCTTCAAACAACGTAATCAGATAGTCATGTATGGTGTTTCGGACTTAATACAAGTTGGTAAGGGTGTTAAACAACAGGAATCGTTTATTGGAAGTAATTTCATAAGCAATAACAATAATAGCACTGAAGTTTCATCTGGAAACAATCGTTCGGAAGGTGGTGGTAACTCAAATAACCGCGGATTTCTGGGAAGGATTTTCGGTGGCAATAAGAAACCCGCGAACAGTGGCGTTGTCAATAGGAGTCCAGTGAACAACGGTGTGAGTGTTGCAGGATCTAGCCAGGGAAGTGTCTCTAGAAACAGCAATGTGAGCCAGAGACCCCCAAAACGCGCGAGAAACAATAACAATAATGTGAATCAACCCCCTGCGAAGAGAGTAAATACAGGTCGTAACAAATTGATCCAGAACTTGAAGAAAAAGAATCTCCCTAATTTCGTGATAAATGGTCTCGTGAAGAGATACGATAACAAAAGAAAAACAGCTAACCAGGTTATACGAGAGGCAAACAGCTTTGGTAAAACAGTTGCAGCGGGTAGAACTGCTCAAAGAATTGGAACCCTTAGAGCTCGTTAAACCTGTAACTTAAAGTTAATACCCCTATTATACACAGGATGTTTGCTATCTCTGCTACACCTGTTCGTGTGTATAATTCGGTTGAGAAGAAGCCTAAGGCTGCCCCACAACCTAAACGTAATCGTCATTGGCGTCAGCATGCAGTTAGCCCCCAAATGCCACGATCTGACACCAGAGATGCGATAATTGATGAATTGCGTGAAAAGCTTGAGAAATACGAAGATACCAATAAGAAGCTGAAGCTATTAGCGAGTTGGAATCTTCGTTCAACGAAGTCGGCCCTAAAAGATGTACAGGAAATGTTACGTGCTTTAGATGAACATGATTAAAGATTTTAATTGTTATACAAACAGAAATGGAATTCGTTTACGAAATACCAAACAACCTTTCGGATGAAATGTGCGAAAAAATGATTGAGAAATTTGAAAAAGATGACAGAAAATCACCAGGTGTTGTGGGTTCGGATAGGAAGGTCAGACCCGTTAAAACAAGTTTAGATCTTCATGTACCACAACATGATGACTGGAAGGATATAGATACATATTTACACAAACAGTTGGGGGAAGGGATAGAAAAGTATAGAAACCATGTGAAGGAACGTGTGGGTGATATGTTAGTGGAATTGATTGATGGATGTCATGATAGTGGATACCAGATACAAAAGAGTGTCCCTGGTAATTTCTATGCATGGCATGATGATTCACTTCTTACCAATGGAGGGGGGCGTTTTATTACATTTTTATGGTATTTAACTTCACATGATCCTATTAAAGAGGGAGGTGGTACAGCAATTCATCAATCAGCTGGGGATGGTGGAAAGATTATAAAGCCTGAACGTGGAAAGCTTCTTCTGTTTCCAGCTACGTGGACCTATCTTCATATGGGTCTACCACTAGTTTATGGAGATCCTAAATACATCTGCACTGGGTGGTTACATACGGGAGAGTAATCATAACCTAAGTAAATCTAAATAATTAAAAATTTAAACAGATGAACACTCTAGTTGAGGCTTGTCAAAACGCTGTTGCATTCTTGGGTCTCCAGTGGAGTGTTGGAAAAATCTGGGATCATGTTCGCCGCTAAATGTCCGGCGCTTCGTGTACCTTCTTTCACTTACAAAAAGAAGAACGTTCAAAGACGAGTTCGTTGTTATTATGCTCTTGACAAGACTAATTGTAAACCACTTGATGAAGTTGAACATGACGGATTGTTTCACGTTTTAGCTTTCATCCGTGATGGTGACACAGGTATCTACTCCGTAAGACATCTTGATGATGAGACTATGATCCAAGATTATATAGTTGCTTTCACAAACTTTGATGATGCATTTCGCTACAAGACCCTTTTAGAAGCTGAAATGGATCATAAACCCTATGTACAATTTGCTTCAAGATTTGAACTTGAGCACATGTGTCACACCGGAGGCTATCGCTGCAGGATTGTGAACGAGGGTGCCCTTGTGACACCACCTACTAGAACTATGAAGATCACTGACTGGGAGAGACGTTCGGCACTTCTAGAAGGTCGTTGGTCAGTTAGAGAAAAAGGAGATGAATCACCCTTTGAATGACCTTAAAAAATACAAGTGAGAGTGAGTTATGACTATAGTACTAGACCGTGTAATTCGTATGTTAAGACATGATAAATATCTACCCCTAAAATGCTACGCTTCTTCACGACAACTTTCAGATAAGTTTAACTTTTGTGAATGTATCATACAATGTAAATACCCCCCTACCCACCATGAATCAAAACAGACTCAAGACTATCAGTACTTGGAATTGGAGATATCGCAGAAGTAGATCGTGCACATGTATGTTCCTCCATATCGGCGACGGTATTGAATGTTACATAACATTTATTACAACGAACAGTCCCATAACCCCTTGAAATTCTACAGTTTATTTGATCGGTACTGTGTCCACCCATATGTGTGATTAACTTTTGCATGTTTTCATAGTTGTTCCCACATATGTCACAAGAACATTCAAAGAGTTTGTGAAAGTTACGAGATCTTGATTTTCTATACGAAAAGAATGGAAAGCACATCCTTATATAACCTAAGTGATATAAAGTTTTAAACCTTTTCAAATTTAACATGAGTTGCATGCAATACATTGCATTTGACTTTGAGACTAGTGGACTCCCCACTGGTCGTCGTAATGTTGAAGTTACCTCAGAAACCCTAAATAACTTTGATATCTGTCGTGCAGTTTCTCTATCCGCGGCGCGTTTTTCATCAAAGGGTCGTCTCGTTGATACATTTGATGCTATCGTCCAACCAGATAACTTCCAGATTGGTGAGAGGTCTATTGAAGTTCATGGTATCACACAGGAAATGGCTGAACGTAATGGACGACCATTCACAGAAGTATTCATGGACTTTATCAGGTTTATTGGACCCCGAACGACCACACTTGTTGCACACAATGCACAGTTTGATAAGAGTGTTCTTCGTTCAGAAGTGATCCGTCACGGTTTAAACGAAGCTCTACTTGATAAGTTTAACTTTGTGTGTACCCTTCAGATCTACAAGGAACGTTTCCTGAAGCCAATTAAGCTGGGGGTACTCTACAATGAACTGTTTGGTGAAGACTTTGAGAACGCCCACAATTCCCTAGCCGACTGTATCGCATGTGGTCGGGTGTATCCTTTCCTGATGGGACAAACGGAAAGGCAGCTCAAAAAGATTGGTGTACCCAAGGTTATCATCGGTGCTTCATCTGTAGCATCAGCTATTGGTAAGAGTCAGTTTAAGAAGCAACCTGAGCTCATTTCTGAGTTGTGGAAGAAGTACTCACCTCATACATTTGAGGGTCAAACTAAGGAGGAAGAAGCCTTACTCGTTCTCAACTCTATGGATACGACAAAGAAGATCCTCAACGAAGCTGAAGGTTTCAAGTCTGAGAAGAGTGATGACGTGAAGCAGCAGACACGTAAACTCTTCCATCAGATTGAGCATTCGGGTCTCCTGCCACAAGATATGTTGAAGGTGAAGGAACACATCCGGAAGACCCTCTCTACTAACCACGGGACCAGGAATGAGGATAAGACTGCAAAGTTTGATAAAATGGCTGCCAATCTCGCTGAGGATGACACCTACTATACACACGACATCTGCAAGATTGAGGGTACCCTCTACCAGATTGTTGGAAGGGTTGACCGCGTTCAAACGAATGAGGATGGCTCACGCACTCTGGTTGAGATTAAGAATCGGGCAAATGGGTTTTTCAATCGTGTGAGGGACTACGAAGAGGTGCAGTGTCAGACATATATGCAGATGATGAATGGTATTGACTTTTGTCGTCTAGTAGAGACCTACAATGGTGAGAGTAAGTCATACCTCATTCAAAAGAATGGTGAGATGTGGACCCAAGAAATTGTCCCCAAACTTCAGAACTTTTGTGAGCATTTCCACGGTGTGTTGAGCGAGAGAACCTAAGTGAATAGTTAAGTTTTAAATATATAAAAATGAAATTATTACCAATTAAGTTGCTAACAAATGAAAGTGTCAAAAATACCCTTTTGAATCTCAAAAAGGATAACTATGAGATTGATAAGGATGATTATATAGAGTCTAAGATAATAACTGATCTTAAGCCGAGGCAATTATTGGCTATTGAAGATGCAAGCGAAATGGCAAAACGTTATCTTCATAAACCTGGTATATTTGAAAAGATTGCCGAAGATATCAAATTGGAGACTCAGGTGGATTTTGGGTTTCAGTGTATTGATGTATCTACAATGAAATTCAAGAAGAGAAGAGGTCTTGAATATATATTGATGGAAGTATCATATGATGATAATAATACTGGTCACTATGGGGTAGCGAAAGTTAATCATTATGATAAAGCTGTCAGGTTATACGATTCTATGGTAAAGGTTGAATCAGACTTCAAGACCCCTCTTGAAAAATTATTAACACAAAGATACACCCTGACTATATCTAAAAGCCACCTCCAACCAACTGGTGGATTTGTAGCTGAGTCATTTGAAAAGTTTAAGGATCCTGATTATTCTGATGGAGTTCCTAAAAAAATGCTGGAGAAAGCTTTTGAATTGTCTCAATATGATGAGCTTTCTCAACATCACTTCTGTTATGTGGAGTCTTTACTTGCTATAATGAACGATTTGGGTTTGGGTAACCCAGGTCCTGGAGATCCCAGAGATCGTCTCGTGTTCATAAAGAGAGTGGTTTGGGGACTTATTCATAAATACGTACCAGTGAGAAATACAGCACAGTGGAACTATTTTGAAACAAACTTTAGATACATATTTGAGACTAAGAATTCATATGGAAAGCGTTTTAAAATGATTCACGGGTATATACAGATTCCCACTGATGAAGTTAACATTAGATTGAAGACCTTACATCTTCGTGATGACATTGACGAGAAATGGACATTGAAGGAAATAGTTGATTGGGCAGCAACCTAAGTCTTTAGAAATCTTTGTATTTTCCAAACAACAATGCTCTTTGAAATCCAACGCGCTCTCGGTGCCAGGGTCATTGGATCCCGTTCCACCATGACCTTACTTCCCCCCGTCTCCGAGGAGATCAGGTTCGGCAGCATGCCTGATCTACACGGACCGGTTCACACCCAGGATGAGGCTGAACCTATGGATATTGATTCTGAGACCCCTCACGTGTTTGATGAGGAGGAATATGACGAGGATGATATTACCATCGCTGAGCTGATGTGGGACATCCACAATGACATTACTCTCGCTGATCTGGCCAGACAGGTCACTCACGAGGAGAACCGTCTCAAGAAGGAGAAGACTCTTTTTGAGTTTGTAGATGAGACAACTTTTTGGATGCGCTCTAGGGAACACTTTCCTGGTTTTTAGAATGTTAATAAAATCTATGTTTAAATTAAGATGTCTAACAGGAGGAATAATGCATCTCCTATGAATATTAATCAGACTAACCGAATAATTCCTGTCAACATGATGAACATTAACAGGGTTCGTCCAAGTATGTTAGGAAAGCGCAAGCGTGTGAATAACCGTAATGCTTCTAACAGACCACCAAAGAGGGCGGATTTATCTATGATTGCTGAGATTGGTAAGGTTACTCCGGATAAGATTAACATCAAGTTACCTCGTCGTATTGTCAGTGAATTGAGGGATCTAAACAAGAAGTCTTCTAGAAATAGGTGGGAATATGGTGGTAAAATTGAGTTTAGACCCAATACCAATGGATCAATGGTAAAGTTCAATAACCCACAGAGATTTACATCTCAATTGAGAAATGCTATTAGTACAGAAACATTCCAATTGATGCAAAATTCGTATATTTCTTACCATACTCATCCAACTGCTTACACCCCCAACAATTTGAAGAACAACACTGCTATGAATTTGAATAATAACACTCGCAAAATACTTGTGACTCTCCCAAGTGGTGCCGATATGGAGGCCTACATTGGTACCTACCCAACTATGCAGGCAAATATGATTTCAGATGAGAATGGATACTACGTTATTGACTTGATTGAGACAGCTGACAGAGAAAGACCTAATGCTGTGGAGGTCAATAGGACTATGGAGTGGTTACGCACACAACCATTTTTCCAGGATAAATATAGATCTTTAGGGGGGTACGAATATTTTGAGACGACTCTCACTGATTGGAAGAAAAGTATCAATCAGGAATTAAACCCCTTTTTACAGAGACTTTTTGGTATTTCCATAAAGTACTACGGGTATAATGACGAACCCGCGATTATAACACTAGCTCGCACATAATCTAAAAATATATGTATTGAATAGGACACTGGATGATTATTATTATTATCGTTTTTATATTTTTAGTGTGTTTGTGTATGTTTAGTGCATCCGTAGCTTTTGCACCAAAAATACCCATACCATTTATTAGAGAACAACTACTAAAACTTCATAGACGACTCCCATCTACGATACTTAAGTTTCTTCCTCAAGATGACAGTGACGACTCAGATCCAACGACTACAGGGGGTCAAACTGATGGCTCTAGTGCATCTACCTCGTCTTCATCCGACCCAACACCATCACCTAAAAACTGTGTGGCTACCCCAAATGCCTGGGGAGCATGTTCTAAAACATGTGGTGGTGGAACCCAAACACGTGGGTATACCATAACAACAGCTGAATCGGGTGGTGGTACGTGTCCACAAAGAAGTAAAACGGACTCACAATCTTGTAATACACAAGCCTGTCCACCTTCCGGATCACAGGCGGGTACTGGTGCCAATATATCAGATAGCACAGCTTCAGGTACCGCGGGGACGAATATAAGTGTATCTAGTGGCACTATAGATAGTGGATTATATTACATGTCAAGCACTTATAATGATGGACATTGTGGACCAAACCCTACTAAGCAGGGTAAGATACAGTGTAATCCCAATACTCCTGATGAATACATAAAACAACTTAAATTTGAATATACGGGTGTTGGAAATAAGTACTATATGATTGACCCAGAAAGTACTCCGGGGTACTGCAAAGGTAGTGAAAACTGTATTTCTGATAAAAATGCAGCTACTGAGTATGAGATATTAAAGTCGGGTAGTAAATATACAATTAAAGATGTCGGTGCATCCAAATTTTGTAAGTTGAGCGGATATGGGAATCAGTTTTCGTGTGGAGAGAATACGACAGGTGATAGAACTTATTTTAAATTAGAACTTAAATCACCAATCGCAGATACGACTTCCGCCGCAACACCATTTGAAGATAGATCTGAAGGTGATTTGCCATCGGGAATTTCTGGATATGTAGATGCTCTACAGGAACTTTCACCAATTGTCGCGGGAGAAAGTATGGGTAAATGTTTAGGACAGACGCAGTCCATAAACTCATCCGGTGGATATTATTGTGGTAAATTGACAGGTGACAATGCCAATGATAACAAAAACTATGCAAAGGGGATATATCCCTCACAGGAAAACAACTACACTTCAAATGCGTCATTCAGGAAGAGTGTCGCCGGACATTGGGTGGCAAAACAAAATAATGTAGATTGTTCGGCGGTTATTAGTTATAATCAAAACGTGGGGGCATCATGTTATCAGTTCGGCGATGAGATTGTAAAAATCAAGAAGGCTTCCAAGAATCAATTTAACACTGTATCTAAGGCGAAAAACTGTCCAGTACTTTACTATCAGACAGTGGCACCAAATGACTGTTAATCCCGGACCTAAGTCCTGTCACTTCCTTCCACAAAAACCAATTTCATACAAAATGGAGGATCTTCGTGAAGAATTGAACAAACTCCGTGAAGAGGTCGCTGAACTTCGGCTTCTTCACGTGGCTAAGACTACCCAAGGTAACAAGAAGGAACCGTGTCAAGGTGTAACGGGTAAGGGTACCCCATGTCGTAATGGGGCGTGTATAGGGATCCAATATTGTAGGATGCACAGTAGGGAGCCTAAGGATGTGAAGATTCCTAGACAGAAGAAGGAGCCCAAGCCCAAGAAGATCCAACCTGAGCATACCCATGGGATTGGTGAGGAGCCTACCGAACCATGTGCGTTATGTGAGACTCATGGTAATGTAATGGATCCCACTTTACCTGATGCAGAATTTAAGGAGACTGATGATGTTACAGAGAGGTTGAGGGCTCTCCTTCAGAATGAATAAAATATTGGTAGACAGTAAAGAATGGATATTCGCTTAGAAGCTATGTTGCGCACTATTGGTGTATTCTTGACTATATTTTTCACGATTAGATGGAGTGCTAAAAGTCCCATAAATGATGAGTTGTGGATGACAGTTACAGCTATATGTGCTGTGATAGCAGGGTTCCGTATACCATAAATAGATTTTTGTAATTTAAGATTTCAAAATGTTTCAAAATGAATTGAGAATTTTTTATTTTGAAATAGTTCTAAATAGTTTGAAGTTCATTTTATAGATCTAGTTATTTTCATGTACAGATGAGACAGAAGAGATTTTAGGTCCTTACAAAGTTTGTAAAGTTTCTAAAACTTTGAGTTACTACTACAGGGATTTCAAAATGTTTCAAAATAAATTGAGAATTTTTTATTTCAATATAGTTCTAAATAGTTTGAAGTTCATTTTATAGATCTAGTTATTTTCATGCACAGATGAGACAGAAGAGATTTTAGGTCCTTACAAAGTTTGTAAAGTTTCTAAAACTTTGAGTTACTACAGGGATTTCCAAATGTTTCAAAATGAATTGAGAATTTTTTATTTCAATATAGTTCTAAATAGTTTGAAGTTCATTTTATGAATCTAGTTATTTCTATGCACAAATGAGACAGGAGGGATTTTAGGTCCTTACAAAGTTTGTAAAGTTTCTAAAACTTTGAGTTACTACAGGTATTTCAAAATGTTTCAAAATAAATTGAGAATTTTTTATTTCAATATAGTTCTAAATAGTTTGAAGTTCATTTTATGAATCTAGTTATTTCTATGCACAAATGAGACAGGAGGGATTTTAGGTCCTTACAAAGTTTGTAAAGTTTCACAAAGTTTGTGTCGCTACGCTCCGGTTACGGCCGCGACCGCACACTCGGGTGACATGATAGGTTATGGGATTAACATATGTATAACCGAGGGTCACAGTATGTATGTAGTTCGGGAAGGTTTATGAAGATCAAAGTTTCAAGAAGTTTGAGAAGTTTCTTCAAAGTTTGACATAGGTTTCAAGTTGGTGAGGAAATGTTATGAATTAGAGTCGCTTCGCTCCGGTTACGGCCGCGATTCCCGTCTCATTTAGACATACCCCGTGCTTGATGTAGAGGCCTTACCAAAACCTTACCGAAACAC